TTTATATATTATATTATAATATAAATATTAAATAATATAATATATAAATATAAATTAAATATATAATAATATAATTATACTCCTTTCTTATAATAACAAAAGTTATTATATAACAAAATTTTTAATTTAGCAAATATATTTTATAAGTTTTTTTATTTTTTTATAAATTAATACTTGCTTATTTTATAAAAATGTTATATAATATATAAGTAAATAGTATATAAGTTAAATATAAAGAGGTATAATAATGGCTAAATTTCAATGTGAACAGTGTAAGGCAATTGTCAGAGAAGAAGATATTTTGCAAGAGAAAACAACAGACAAGGTAGAATTCTGGGGTCAGATAGTAGATATGCCGTATAATATTCTGAAGTGTCCTGTCTGTTTAGAAATTGATACATTTGATTTAAACTGTCCTGTTCCAGAAAAATGTCATTGACAAAACAAAAAAGTTGTAGTATAATATGCTTAACGAAAAAAACGAAAGGAAACAAAGATGGTAAATATTGCAGATATTCCAGAAATTGAAAATAACGAAGAACAGTATGATGAACAGTTTACAATTTCAGACGCTTCTACAGCGGATTGGGCGATTGAGCAGATTAAGCAAGAGCAAGACCGAATGGAATTGTTTGAAGATGTTATCAAGAAAAAAATTGAGGACTTGAAAAACCAACTTAAAGAAGAAAAGGAGAAATCTGTTAATTCAACTTCTTTTCTCAGACACAAACTTGCTGATTATATCAGTAATGAAAATGTACCGTCTAAAGAAACTAAAACACAGATTAGTCTAAAACTGCCAAGCGGAACAGTTAAGGTGGTTAAATCCAAACTAAAACTTGTAAATGACAAGGCAAGCGCAGATGAACTTCTCGAATATTGCAGAGAAAGCGCTAAAGAGTTTATTAAGACCGAAGAAAGCGTCATGTGGGGAGAGTTGAAAAAAACTCTAAGTATTCAGATGATTGGCGATAGTCCTGTTGTTATTAACCAAGATGGCGAAATTGTTGATTGCGTCAAAGTAGAGGAAACGTTGCCAGAAGTTGTTGTAAAATAACTATTTCAGAATTGGAGGTATACTAATGTCATATATGCACAAGTTTGTAGGAAAATATAGAGTTATTGCAGATTATGATTTAAAAACACTTGATTATCCAAGAGATTACGATGGAACACTTGATAGTTCTTTTGATGATTTGTACATTCCTTGTGCTTATGAAAGACAGATTAGACACGGTACAGGAACTACAATGTGGGCGTATATTCCTCATAAAACAAGAGCAACGAATATCATAAAGAAGATTTGGAAAGATAATTTTCCAAACAAAGATATTCCACATAAACAGTCTGATACTTATTATGACGAAATGTGTAGTACATTAGTTGCCTCCGGTATTTTGAGAGATGCGGAAATTCTTGATGATGAAGGGTACTTTATGTTTGATGTCAAAGAAATGGATTATTTCGCAAAACTATTAGGAGCAAAAACTAACGGAAAAAAGATTGCACCATTTTCAACAAAAAATTTGCCTAAAGACTCTTATAAGATTCCGGAATCAGATATGAAAAAATATCGTGATATTGTTGATACTTACCCCAAAATTGAAAGATTTGGGCATATGATACCAAGCGGATTGATTATTAATGCGGTTACTAAAGACTTTATGACCAAAAACAAGATTGTCAACGATACAAGAAAACCCAATAAAGAATATATACACTCTATTGGACTTTGGGATAAGTATTTAGAACATTTAAGGGAGAAGAACGATGTATGTTAAAATTACCAAAGATATATATGATTATGACATAGAAAAATATATTTGCTATAAGGGCGATGTGCTTTATGTAGATGATGATGAGTTTGACGCACTGAATCATTTCTATATCAAAACGGTTGAGGGAGCACAGTACGGTATTTCAAAAGATGCTACCGCATATTATAAGGTGTTGAAAACTAATGATTAGAATAGGGAATGTAATTATCAATATAGACCATGTTATGTATATAGCGCAAAATGATACTTCTGTATCTGTTACATACGACAATGGTTATGTTGTAGATTATAAATTTGCAACATTGGAAGAGGCTAATTATTTCATGGAATTGTTTGATGATTCAAATGAATACGAATATATGGATAGCCAAATTATGGTTAATCTTGAACCTACTGAAAAATGTTAGGAGGGAAAAATATGGCAACGGATATTTGTTTACTGATTGCGTCTGTGTGCGTTTTGGCATTGACGCTTGTGCAGATTAAGACCGCAAAGCGTATTGATGAAATTGAAAGAAAAATTAACAGGCTGATTCGGTATAGAGATTATAGAGGTGAGTAAGAATGGATAATGATGCTTATATTAAAGCCGCTAAAAGTTTTGCGGCAAAGGCACTTTCCGAGGTGCATAAAGAACCCGTTAGTGATAATGATGTGTTTATTGTATGGTTTTGTAAAACACTCCAAAATTGGAAAGCGCTTGTATCTACAAGGCTGTTTGATACATCTGATTATGTAGAAGTCACCTTTAATGGTGATGACAACGAAACGTATGTAGATGTTTATAGTAAAAATATTAATATAGTATACGATTGGGCGGGTTTGCGAATTGAACGAAATAATTAAAGTAACAAAGATATGGCTACATGAAATATTTAATATTTTAGACAAAGACGCACAGGACGATAAAGAATGGGATGAATTTATTGAGAAATTATACAATCAAAAACGCCAAAGAGAAGGTCTTGAATTGTATATTGAGAAAAATGGGGTAGAGGTATGAAATATATATACCTTAATCATGTGGAAAAATCGCAGGAAAACGACCCTATTTTCGATTTTTATACGATTTAGGTAGTCTGGTATCAGTTTGAAAATAAAATCGTTAAAATAGTCGAAAAAACGCAAAAAAACTATTTGACAAATTTTAGATGATGTGATATAATATATTCGAAGATGTAAAGTGACAATAACGAAAGAGGAATAAATGAATTCAAAAGCACTGTTCAGTTCAAGAACCGATGAATGGTCAACACCGCAGAGCGTTTTTGAAGAATTGAATAAAGAATTTCATTTCAATCTTGACCCATGTGCAACAAAAGATAACGCTAAATGTTGTAAATTCTTTACGAAAGCGCAGGACGGATTGAAGCAAAATTGGCAAGGGCACAATGTATTTTGCAATCCTCCATACGGACGAAAAATCAAAGAATGGGTCAGAAAGGCATATGAAGAAAGCCTTAAACCGAACACAACGGTTGTAATGCTAATTCCTGCCAGAACGGACACAAGTTATTTTCACGATTACATTTATGGGAAAGCCGAAATAAGGTTTATCCGTGGAAGGTTGAAATTCGGGAACGCTAAGAATAGCGCGCCTTTTCCATCGATGATAGTGGTTTACAAGTGATGCAATAAACAAGAATGAGATTAAAAGGAGATTGTAATGAAAGCATACAAGGGATTTAACAAAGACATGACGTGCAAGGGGTTTCAGTACAAAGAAGGAAAAACATACGAAATGGAGTCTGCTGAATTGTGCAACCACGGATTTCATGCTTGTGAATATCCGCTTGATTGTTTTGGTTATTATTCTCCAGCGGATTCCGTATATCACGAGGTGAAATTAGATGGTGTTACAGATGAGAAAAGAGACGATACAAAACGTGTTGGTACGAAGTTAACCGTTAAAAACGCACTTAATATTAGAGGACTAATTGATGCAACATTTGAATATGTAAAATCATGGTGCACCAATAGCAAAATCGGCGGTGACTACTCAGCATTGACGGGCGATGATTGGTCAGCATTAAGTGGTGGTGATGGTTCAGCCTTGACAGGGGGTAAATGTTCGGCATTGATAGCAGATAATGGTTCAGCATTGACGGCTGGTGGTTGGTCGGCTTTGTCAGCCGGTGACTTTTCAGCCTTGACAGGTGGCGACTGTGTAGCATTATCGGGTGGTTTTAAGTCAGCATTGATAAGTGGTTTTAACTCAGTTTTGATAGGCGGTCCCAAATCAGCATTAATAAGCGAAAATAAATCAGTCTTGACAGGCGGTGACTTATCTGTTGTTTATGGCGGCTTTGGTTCAAAAGTTCGTGGTGGCTTACATTCCGTACTTGCAATACGGTATTGTGTCGAGCATTCAAAAGTAAGAATTGCGTTCGCAGAGGTAGACGGAGAAAAAATCAAAGCAGACACATGGTACAAACTTAATGAACATCATGAATTTGTGGAGGTTGAGTAATGTCAATTATGGTTGAATACTGGATACCTGAACCTGAGTTACCAGATGAATATTAACCATTTTGCTGACATTGGCAAAATGGTAGGTGCTGTCCTATCAACTATACGAGGAGATGAATGACAAATGAGATGGCTTGATGATACAGAACAACTAAAGAAAACAATAGCCAAAAGAATCAAAGCAGACAGTTATAAGGAAAATGATGTAAACGATGTAATAGATGCCGTGTTGCAGATAATTTCTGAATCTGCACCCGTACCGCCGCTTGTCGAGGAAATTCTTAGTGAGTTGCAAAAGGAGAAAAACGAGTTGTGTGGCTTTATTGACGGGATAGATTATGCGATTGCCTTAATCTCGGCAAAAATTGATACACAGAAGGCATGAATAATGAGATTGATTGACGCAGACAAAATGAAAAAATACATGAGAGATACTACCAGTAAAGAACTCATGGAAAACGAGGAAGTTTTTGAAATTATTGACGAACAGCCTACTATATCATTTGGAAATATCGCTGAGTTAAATTGGAAAAAAGTATCCTGTGTTTCTGTTAAGGAAGATGGTGAAGAGGTTTTTTTGATAGAAGGCGTATCAATTGAGGATTGTGAAAAACCCGTATTTATTTTTATTAAAGGCGAGATACGATTGGATATGTTTCATTTCGATGGTGTATTTTATCTTGATTCAGGCGAGCCAATTGGACTTGTTACGGCATGGGCTGAGGTGCGATAACATGACGCAAACAAATACAAAGTGTTGTAAGGATTGTCAATATTTTATGTCTATATATGAATTATATGATATTGCACAAGGCGAATGCGGAATGAATGAACATATTGACGAAAAATTAAAAGAAAGATTCGTATGCCTTAAAGAAAAATCTGTTCCTCTTAAAGAACATACTGTAATTCATAATGGGTTTAACTACGAAATCAAAGATTGTCCATACAGAGGTTGATTATGACTTACACGAAACAATTTATGTTACTTGATAAAAATGGCAATATCCGTTTTAAAGGTTGGGTGTTAAATAACAATTATAAAATAACAGAGGTTGGTAGGCATTGGACAGGATTTATTCCAAAAGAAAATATGCGGCGTTTTTGTGAATGTAAAAAAGATGACCCTTTGACATTAATGGAGGACGGTTAAAGATGAGCGATAACGGAGCAAGAGCGGCACTTGAATTAAACCGTAACTTTTACGGCTTTGAAATCAATAAAGAGTTTTACAGACGGGCAAAAGAGGAAATGATTGTGCTGCCGGAAACTGACCAACTTGAAATGAATGTAGTATAATTATAAAGGATTCAAAGGAGACGAAATGAAGTACATAAAGAAGTACATGAAAGAGTTAAAAGAAACGATTCCGATGATGGAGAGCGAGGACTACAAAGAGCGGTTTCGTGCAGAATATTGGCAGGTACTTATCCGTTATCAGAAATTGGATTCCATGTTAGAGCAGTGGAGTTTAGGAGAATTGGATTTTTTGCCCGCGTGTCCTAAATGGCTGTTTGAAAAACAACTTGATATTATGTGGGAGTACATTAATGTTCTCTTTCAACGTGCCAAACATGAAGGATTTGACCTATTTAACAATGACAGTAAAACGGAGTAAATTATGTATGATGAGTATGAAGTAAAACCTAAATTCTATTATACAATAAAATGTCTTGATATTGACACTTTTGCCTATGTAAATCACCAAATTTTGTTTAGAATATTTGATTGTGAATGTCGTGAAAATGATAGATATACAGTTTCAGGTGCAGCAGATGTTTTTGTTATAAAATCAGAAAACAAGTACGGTATAATGAAAAGTGTTCTTAATACTAAAACAAATATTATTAGAATCACCCATAGAGATAATAGACACGACCGCTTTATTTATACAATACTGCCGCTTCCGAGCAGTCAGAGCGAAATAAACGATATTTTAAAAAGATTTTTATATGGTGGTTTTACGGCTTTCCCAATTTTAATTTAATAAAAAAACTTATCCCGTTTGTTATATGCGGGATTTTGTTATATAATAATATTACAAGAAAGGATTACATATATGCGAGAAAAGAAATATCATACAGTAGGACATCCACAAGTGCATAATATGGAGGAATTTGTAAGCAATTGTAAAAAATCATTTTATGCAAGTCTCATTATGTATTATGTTGGAACGACTGCTGATAGTATTAAAGTAACCTCGTGCTTTTATGATGGTTTGAAATATAAATGTGTTCTTGATTATACAACAGACGAAGTGTCTGCCCACGGCTATTTTATTTTCGATGTACTTAACGGCAGAATGACAAAGAATATGATATTTAGAGATTATAGAGATGAAGAGGTATTATATGAAAAAAGAGAACAGCATAGCAAGAAAGGACTATAGAGAATATTTCAGACCATATTTAGGAGAAACAAAGAAATATAAAGATTGGTGTAAGATTGTTAAAGAAGATTCTTCTTCTGGAAGAAGGCGTGAACTTCATATCGGCAGATGGAGTCAGTTTGTGCAATTTAATAAAAACCAAAAAGGTGAATTAACTCCTGTTTATCTGTATTCTGATAAAGAATTAAAATTTACAGAAAAAGAAGGTAAGTTTTATATTTATATTAGAAACTATATATTAAGTTTTGTTAAAGACTATACAGGCGAACCATTAAAAATGTCTATATCTGAAATCCTGCAAGGGGCATATATGGTAAACAGCCAATATTTTAAAGGTATGAACCACCCAGAAAAATATGTAGATAGATTTGAATTATATCTTAATCGGCAAGATGAACCGGAAGAGAACTATATTAAAAATATGATTGTTGCTAATGAAAACATATTCTTTTCTGCAACAAACAGACTATTAAGGAAACTCGTTAGCGACAGTATAAAGAGAATGGAAAACGAACACCTTATTCTTGCTGATAAAACATTCAGAGCATATACAAAAACTAAAACTAACGATAACAAGACAATATATATTAAACATGAAATTACACAAGACGAACGGGAGCGCATACTTGCTGTAATCTTAAAGGCTATTGCGATGTACAACGATGAGTCAGATTTGGGAACCCAAATCAACAATAATAAAAAACGAAAAATTAAGAGCGAGGCTGACTTATTTTATTTATCAAAAAAAGAAGTAAGAAAATATTTTAAAATAAGAGATGAAATATTTCAGAAAGAATTTTATAAAGAAGGATATACGACTTTCTTTTCTATATGGAGTATATCCTTACCTAAAAGTAATATTATAGATTTTAATGTTTATCAATTAGATTATCGTGGTCTTAATAAAAATGTTTATACTAAATTAAAAGAATCAAGAGATTTGGAGTCTATTAATACATTTCTGAAAGAACAATTTATAGATAGTTTTATTAAAATCTAAGTCTTAAATAAAAGTGATCCACTTCAGTGTTATTATATATAGATTACTATATAAAGACATCGAAGTGGATCATTTTTTATATTAAGATGAAAACGATCCACTTCAGTGTCTTTATATATAGATTATTATATAATAACACTCAAGTGGATCGTTTTTTATTTTATGTCATTTTCTCTTATATATAATATTATTTTTATTATAATATTTATATATTTTTTTTTAGACTATCTCTCCCATTGTCCTTATTATATCATATCTTGTCAAGTATGTCAATCCCTTTATTATATAATATATATATTATTATTATATTTAATATATAAGATTTATTTTAATTATATTTTTATATATTAATATGTTTTATTTATTATATATATTATTAATTATATTATATATAGTATATATGTTATATAATATTGTTCTGTATTTTGTTCCTGATATAAGATTATATATTGTTTATACTTTTATTTATTTTTTTTGGGTTTTTATAGATTTGTATATATTTTTATTTAGTTATGTTTTCTTATGTGTGCTTGGGATTGTGTATCTGATATGTTCTGAATAGGATTTTTTATAGAATTTGTTATTTATATTATTATATAATTATTATTATATTATTATTATATTATATTATATAGTTATATTATATTTATTATATATAGTTATATAGTTTTTGTTTTTTTGGTTGTTTGATATTTAGGTTTTTTGGTTTTTATGGATTGGTTTTTTGGGGTTTATATGAGGTTTGTAGTTTTTAGAAATGTTTTTAGTATTTTTAGAAATATACTTAAAAATGTTTTAGAATGTGTAGGAATGTGTAGGAGTTGGGTGCTATACCCAAAAAAAATGTCAAATTTTACCTTTTTTTTGATATAATACCCCCATTTTTTAGAAGTTTTCTAATTTTTACCTGCATTAAAAGTACATATAATTATTAATTATATGTACTATTTTAAACCGGATGCGTCATTGAAATTTCAACGTTTACAGCCATTTTTTTAATAATTTTCTGAATTTTGGGGTAATTGTGAGCGCAAAAAAAGCGACAAAACCATACATATAATACATTTTATCTGAAAACACACAAAAAAAATCAAAACAACTAACTACCTATAATATACAATTTATTCAATTTTTACCACTTCAGAATAATCAGAATAATATAATAATATATACTATACTATATATAATATAATAATATATATAATATAATAATATATATAATATAGTACAAGAGAAAATTCAGAAAATTAAGAAAAGAGAATAAGAATTGTATACCATACTATAACAATAAGAGAAAGTTATAACAAAGTAGTTATACATAAGGAATAGTTATATGGTAAAGAATGGCAGAGTATAAAAGACAAAATGGTAAAATATGGAAGGCGAGACTTGCGATATAAACAAAGAAAATGGACTTAATAATAGTATATGTCATTGGAAATAAAAATCGTTGTACGGGGCAAAATAAGGGCTTGTAAAGGGCAGAGCAGAAAATGGTAAAATGCAGAAATCTGAAAACTGAAAATGTAGATATATCAATATACCCGCAGAAGACAAAAAACAAGGATTTAAGCGAGTTTTGGCGTTGGTGGTACACTGGTATTAAAAGCAAAATAAAACGGCTAATACGGGCATTTTAAGCGTAAACGAAATGGAAAAATAAACTGAAAAATCAGATAATTCAATTAAAGCTGCGGATTCCGGATTGTAATTAAAACCTATAAATCAAGTATATAAATAGGATTTTAGAACGAAAAAAATGACGGGATTTTACCCGTCATTTTCAGAATATTTAACCTATTAAATCTTTGTGCTTCATATCGAACCGGTTTATAGAAAATTCAACTCCGTAGGTTTCTGTCTCTCCGTCAATCACCTCTCGCACAGTGTACGGCATGCTTGTGTGCCCACGGTCAACGTTGGTAACTTCGTATATCCCGCTGGTATCCATAACCAGCGAACCGATATGAATATCTTTCAATTTCAGCATTTTTAATCCTCCTGTTCAATATCCAAACATTCAAAGATATAATCTGAATCGAACCACAAAAAATCATTCAATTCAGTTAATTCAACACCATCATAGAAAACTTCCTCCAGCAAATCCATTAATTCAGACTCTTTGTTATTTTCTGAAATTGTATCTAGCGTCTGAATCGCTCCTGACCAACAGTTTTCTGTTAAGTCTGAAAACTTGTAAAAATCAGCGTAAACTTTCATTGTGTTATCCTCCTGTTACGATATTGTGGTATTTTTTGTTTTATCAATACTGCTCAAATATTCCGACAGTTTGCATATTTTAATTAAACTTTACGGTTATTTTGCTTATTTTCTGGCAATCCTTGCCTCTTGCAAGTCTAACCATGTGCAACTTGCTTTTGTGCCGTTGGCAACATCTACCAGCGTGTCCAGCAAATGAATGACTTCCGCGACTTTCTGCGGCTTCGCTGGAGTCCTAAAAATTCGGACTTCAACCGTATCATCGTTGCGCAGATTAACGGCGGTGTAACGGTCAACCTCGCCGCACGTGGGATATTCCGGATGGAACATCGCCCACTCTATCAACTCATCCGCAGTCCGTTCAGAAAATTCTGTGAGTGATTTCTCGTACTTAATGTTAATCAATTCGCAGAATTTTCTGATTGAATCGTCATCATTGAATGCCGTTCTACTAATGTGAACGTGCATTCCGGAACCGATACGGGAGTTACTCCCGCAACTCAGATAACTAAAATTGTTATACAATTCGGTTATTAAATCGTATCCTGAATTATCAAAATAATCCCGTGTCTGAGGATGGAAGACTACTTCCGTGCCGTTGGATATGCTGGAATCGTACTTTTGGAAATACCAGCATTCATCCTCGTCACGGTTGAACCAGTCCACATCCTCGCTGTCGGAGGATTGTTTGACTTCAATTTCAATTCCGAAGTAACGCTCGCAATTGCCAGTCGAGTGATAAATCCACTCATCAGGCGTGTATGAATACGGATGGATAACATCCTCAGACGTGCGATGCTCCCGTTCGTACTCTTCGGCGCATTCCTGGCAACAGAAGTTATCATACTCGTCCGGCCGAAACATCGTGCCGCAGTTATCACACTCGCGGTAATAATCATAGCACGAAGAACAAATATGCCTGTCCACGCCGTACGGCTCAATCCTGACAACATCCTCGTACGCTAGCGGAGCGTTGCAGTCCTCGCAGACTTCGACTTCTTCTACGGGGACAATTTTATAGACTGGATACCACCAACTTTCTAAAGAAAACACATTGTGCTCCCAGCAATAGCCGCAGTCTGTAACTATCGTTAAACCGGACTTATCCAATGCTTCAGGATTCAATCCGGTTTCAGTATAGATGGCTTCGCGCCACAAACTGAGCGTAGTGTCACTCTGATCTTCCCACTCTCTATATATATGTGGGCGTCTGCCAATGGGGACTGGCATTTTATAACCGTACTTTTTACGGTTTACTTCGATCACTTCGTAGTAGTATCTATGGTACTGGTCATGCGTCACCGTGCTGACGATTCCGACCCAGCGCATTGAGGCGTTGGCGGAAGACGGGTTATACTTCGTGTTTAAAAAGATTCTTTCAATCTTCGTTTCTTTCCCGTTCACGATGATTTTATCTTCTGTCAAAATATTCCATTTTTTCATTTTACTTCTCTCCTTTGTTTTTTGATCCGCAAACTGTCAGAATATTTCAACAGTATTGATAGTTGGGTAACTGCTCCCATCCAACTAGGAGTGTATCAGACTGTACTCCGTGATACACCGGAGGTTCCTGCGTGATTTCCGGCTCACGCGGTTAAGCCGCTGAATTGTCAAAGTGCTTTTTAAGCCTGTCTCATCAGTGCCGGACGGCTAATTCCGACAGACGCCACAAAGGGCGTTTCGACTTGTTTTGCTCATGCTTCCTCCACCTCCACAAGTGTTACCGTTCCCCTGCGGAGCATCTCACACCAATCCTCATCTGCGTTGCTCTCACAGTCTTTAATGTATTTTTCTGCGATGTATCCATCTTCTGCGGAGAAGCTGTCAATTGGGCTTGTTGCGCCCGTGTCTGGCTCTGTGTATTCTACAATGTATCTTTTCATTTTTTCTCCTTTCTTCTGCGGGCTACGTGCCGCTGTGGTTACTATCTTTATTTACTGTATCTTTTTACACTACCATTTTATTACTGTTTATAGTGCTTGTCAAGTCATTTTATGATATTTTTTATGTTTTTATTTCAATACAATCCATTCCATATTTTACCATCTGCTTTCTTTTATATATATAATGAAGCGTTAATTTTTTAACAAAGATATTCCATTTTGACCGTCTGCTATATAGCAAACATCATGCCAAAATTTATAAATAAATATACACAAAATCAGGCTTAAAATGTATAAAATCCTTAAAACGCAAAATAACGCCTCGTTTTGGCACTTTTTTATTGCAGTTAGATATATTAAACTGTTGAAATTCCAACGATTGCAGACATTTTTTTATAAATATGCATAAACATGTATTGAAAATTGTCATACCATTATACCTTGAAAAAACTGTTAATATTTTACATCGCTCAAACCGTTGCAAATACTGCGTTACAGCCGTTTTAGAATCATTTTAATTTATAAAAAATCAGCTAAAAAATTATGTATTTTTTTTAGTACAATAGTTGTCAGATAATTCAGATAATTAAAGATTGGAAAAAAATGTAAAATATTCATAAACCTACATACATACTATGTTTATATGTCAGGAAAAGAATTATCAGACAATTCAGAAAAATCAGAAAACTATTCTTTTTTGTGTATACAGTATTTAACATTTTCTGGAAGTAACAATACAGTTTACAACTTTATCTGAATCAGAAGTTTTCAGATAATTCAGAATGATTAGAATATTCTGTATTTTTTTTTAGTGTATACAGTATTTAACATTTTTTACCATCTCAAAGACAGTCAGGAAAATTATCAGAAAATTCATATAATTCAGAATATTCAGAATGTTCAATTGTGTATACAGTATGTACCATCTGCAAAAGTCGGAATTATCAGAATATTATAATATTTCAGAATATTCTGTATTTTTTTTAGTGTATACATTATGCACCATTTTTTACCATATGCGCTCCAGCGTTAATTTTCAGACAATTCACAATAATTAAAATTGTTTGAATTGTTTTGTATCGAAAAAAATACATAAAATTTACTTGCAAATATTCTGAAAATATTGTATAATATAGTAAATGAAAAATTTGAAAATGTCAGACAATTCATAATTGTTTCGTACAATTTTACAGGATTTTGTATACAGGGAAACAATTCAAATTATCTGACAGATGCATAAACATACAGTTTTATGTGGCTTTGTTCAAGTTGACAGATAATTCAGAAGATTGAAATAATTAACAGTTCTGAATTATCTGAAAACAAGGAAAGGGGTAAAAAGGGGTAATCGCGTACACGAATATCCGTGGGGCATATAGGAAAAGAAAAAAATTTTTTGAAAAAAAATAAAATTTTGAAATTTTGAAAAAATAAATATTTTGAAAAAAAGTAAACAATTTACAAAGTTTTTCATTTTTTTAACTCTCCTTTTTTAGATATTGTTTTGTAAATGTAAATTGTTTACTTTTTTATTTATTTTTTTTATTTAAAATTATCTAATCTTTTTTTTATTATTAAACTGATTGTTTATTATTTGTTTGTTCGTTCTGTTTATCTTTTTTAAAATCAGTTTTAAATCTTTTTTTAAGTTTTTATTATTATATATAATTGAAGTTTTTTTTATTTTGTTTTTTTTATAATTTATACTTGACTTTGTTTTATTATTCTGCTATAATGGCATTAAATTAAAGCGTATGAGCCAATAGGAGGGTTAAGTATGTTAAGACGGTATACAATGAAAGTAACAAAACCGATTGATTTATTTTGTCCTAATGACAGAGCGGCACACGATACGGCAGAATGTTCAATATTTAATATTTTGTCCGTAAAATGGATTGCCGAAAACAAAGTCCAATTATATACGATGCTGAAAAATAGAATAACGGCTGAGTATAGGCGAGATTTTCCCCGTTCTTCTGAACAATGGAAAAAAGATATTGTCGATGAGATTTTAGATGCGCTTGATGTTGATTATATTGTATATACATTTGATATGCAGGACAGCGAAGAAAACAGCAACGATGAAGAAACAGTAACATTGAGTGTAAAATTCTAAAATAAAAAATAAAAATGGGGTTGACAAACGACCGTGAATATGCTACACTATAGTCAAGTTAAAAAACGAGTATGGAATTGAAAAATGAAAATGAAAACAAAAAATGCAATTCCAATGCAGGTTACGCCAACGATTCTTGATAAATAGGAGGAGAATTTATGAAGTATTACGGATTTGAAAAACAAATTGGAACGAATGGTGATAATGAGTTGTTTTGTAACATTGTACAACATGGTGAACCGATAGAGGCAGACAGTAAAAAAGAGGCTGAAGATATTTTCCTGTGTGTAGTAGCACAGGAAATGAAAGATGTAATGAATATTGTATCAAAGACACGGAATACATATGTGATATTTGATGAGGTTTTTAAGAAAATATTTGTTAGTGAATATTTTGTGTCAGAAGAATGTGCCTGTAGAAAAGATGCGTGGTCATGGTAAATAAAAATTAAAAAAAATAACAAAAAACACTTGACAAGTTGAACGAAATATGATAAAGTATAATCAAGTTAAAACAACAAACACAATTGATTTACGGAGGTAAAACATGGGAATTACACAGAACATGGTCAAAGAAAATCTGAACATTGAAAAGATTAAAGGAGGCAGAGCGTATAGAATCTATATGTTCAAAGATGGAACATTTGCAAACAAAGACAATTTCGAGAAGGCATGGCAAGTAAAGGTTAGAGATGGCGAAGAACGTGATGTGGATATTATTACAAGCGTTTTGGCTGAAATGGCAGATAGATATTTCTCAATTGGTACGATAGAGCAGGCGAGACTTTAGCCCTCTAATATCTAAATATTCACGGTAAAAAGCCGCACATGACTATTTTGGCGAGGTTTATAGCAAAATGGTATCAATGTATCACAATGTGTAAAAACTCGCTAAAATAGTTATATAAAGGCATATAAACAAAGAAAAAAAGAGAGGTAAAACCATGAAGATTAAAGACGGCTGGCACGTGGTTAAAGGCTGTGAAGTATACGTTGAGAACGGCAGGGTTATTCGTGGTATCAGAGAAGATGTGAATGGTAGTAGATATTCCGCGTACCCGTATAAATCCGTAGACGGTGGATGGATGATAGGCGAACCCGCAGTTTCAACATTCAGAAGAAACAATTGGAAATTGCTATAGGAGGATAACACGATGGAATCCAAAACAAAAAGAATTTGGTATGCTGTACAGGAGAACAAATCGGACGGCTGGGACGGTGAAGGTTCGTATGACTTCCGCACAGCGGCAGGAATACTTAAAAGTCAGGGATACGGTCTAATTGCCGCAGTCGATGAAGAAAATCAGTTTTGCGTTAATGAATATCCATATGAGGAAATTATAGCAGGACTGCCACAGTGCGTTGTAATCGGTGAAAATGCAATAGTTGTTGACGATTTAAGATAAAGACGCAAGCGATAAAGTGCAGAATAGGAGGCAATATGAAAAAAATTATTGGAAATGTAATATTTGCTATTATTTGTATATGGCTTGTGTATGCCGCTGTATCTTATATAGATATTTTAGCGCACAACTTAACAGAAGGTAGCGACATATCCGCATGGAATGTTGTTAAAATTTTAGAAAAAATAAATTAAAAAAACTGTTGACAAACTGAAATATTATGTTATAATAGAATTAAGTTAAAACAAGGCATTGTAAAAGGAGGATGCAGAATGTACGATTATAAAGAAGTAATGAAAAAAGACGTTGAATATTATTTGACCGATTATTGCAACGAAGAAGAAGTAGAAAAATATCTTAAAGATTGTTACGAGTTGTACGATGATTTATGGATTGAAGATAGTGTGACCGGAAACGGTAGCGGAGCATATTTCAACACGGAATCAGAGGCAAAAGCGGCAGTAATGGATAATTTGCCGTTGCTGGTAGATTCTCTGCGGGATTTTGGGTCGTTAGATATGTTGGCTGAAATGCTTAGAGAAGAAAACTGGTCTGGTATGGACGTTACAATTAGATGTGGTTTGTTGTCCGAAGTATGCGATGAAGTATTAGAGGAAATTAAAGAAAAAAGACTTGACAACGCAGAAGAAATGTGATATATTATATATATCATAAAGAGCAAATACTATAGCAGATAGACTATTACAAACCTTATAAAGTAGTATATACAGGTTATACATGGTCGGAATAGGAGGATTAATATGTGTGTAATATGTGCAAAAGAAAAAGGCGTAAATCCACCAACTAAAGACGAGTTAAAGAAAATGTTCAATAAAAATCCTGATGGTGCAGGATATATGTACGCAGACGGGAAGAAAGTACATATTGTGAAAGGCTTTATGAGTTTTAACAAGTTTTATAAACACTTGGAAAAATTTTATAAAACGATTGACGCTAAAGACACAGCGATTGTATATCATTTTAGAATAACCACAAGCGGCGGTTCAACTCCGCAAAATTGCCATCCATTCCCTGTGTCGGGCAGTCTGAAAGATTTGCAGAAAACTAACTTCAGTACGGATTTAGGCGTTGCACATAATGGTGTGATTGATATTAGACCGATTCCGGAAACAAGCGATGCAATGACGTTTATAACAACGGAGTTGTCAAAACTGTATAAAAGCGTTCCCAATTTTTTAAGAGATGAAAATTTACTTGAAATGATAGAATCGAGGATTGACAGTAAATTGTGCTTTCTCGAACCGAACGGAACGATAACTACAGTCGGAGAGTTTACCCGTAATGCAGATGGAACGCTTGTGTCTAATAGGCATTATGCGAACAATCCATACTTGTATATTTATGATAATGTGACAAACTATATGACGGTTCGACTTGCTCCTGTATACTTTTCAGATATAGATAGCGATTCGTTAGAAACATTATCGAACATGGGTTACGACTTTTACTCAGAATCATTAATGGTTGATGCGGATAATGGAATATATATATATTCGGACTATTATAAAGACGCAGAATTTACCGGATTAATCAACGCAGAGCCATTAGATATTAAGGAAGAATATTTTGAACCGTACAATGTTTTGTGTTAAAAAATCAGAAAATTCACTTGACTTTATTCTGTACTTGTGCTATAATACATATATAAATTAAAGACAAGTACAGAATAGGAGGTATAAATGTTTAATCTGATAATGGAAACAGTGCATACGGGCGCAGGAAATACGAGCAGACACTTTGCAATGGACAGACAAGCAAGAAAATCAGTCGTTGAATCATTAATAAAGTCTGAACATGGATATGTTGTAAAGTCTTATATCGTAGATACAGGACACAAAAACGGGTTAGAAGTGCATGATGTATATTCTAACAGTGTAGTTAAAATTTATAACTATAACACCAACAAACATATTACGGATATTATAGCACGACCGAATCAAATTAAGCGTTATGACATACGTGATGCTAAAATGTTAGAGGCGGCGAGGATTCATAAAAAGATGAATTTAAACAAATAGTTAAAATTTACTGAATAGGAGGTAAAGATGATAGTTTATACTGATGTAATTGAATCATTCGAGGATTTGCAGTCGAGATGTTATGGAAGAGCGGCAGATACACTTGATGCTGTGTACTGCGATGGTAAAGAATGGGAACTGATGGATTTACTGGAAGAGTATTTTGCAGGTTCCGAAGACGGGTTTAAAAGCATTAATAATTTTCTGTGTGATTCACACATGGTTTGCGAATCGTTGGGAATTGAAATTGAACATTAACGGAGGTTTATATATGACGGTAAAAATTGATAAAACTATGATTGACACAATTAATCAGATGCTTTCTAAAGGCAAAACAATTCAGATGGAATATAATCATCAGAACGATACCATCAAACTGCTGGAATGTAAAATGAAACGGGTTAAGATTGGAACTGAGAACAAAACAAAGTAAAAAAAATAAAAAAATCACGAGAAAATCGTGATTTTTTTATTGACAAAATGCAGGATATATGTTACAATATAACTATACTAAAGGTTCGGAGTAATGTTTAGAATCACTCAACCTGCAAAAATTTATTTTTACAATATTTTCCATAAAAAAACAAAAAAAGTGATTGACAATATTAATGTGTTATGTTATAATAAGTATATCAGTTAAAGATAGTGCAAAACCAATAGGAGGTAGTATGAAAGATTACGAAAGACTTTATAAATTGTATGACGAATGCACGGAAGAGTTAAACAACATTGGAATTGTTTCTAATCCTATTCAATCAGTAACAATTAATCGCAGGGCAAAAAATCGTTTTGGATTAGCAGTTAGAGAACACGGTGTTTATCGGATTGAAATTAGCGAAATTGTGTTAAGAAATGACGTTTCAGACGATAAGGCAAAAGAGGTTATTATTCATGAAATCCTGCATTGTTGCGACAATTGCATGACGCACAAAGGAAGGTGGAAGGCATACGCTAACAAAGTAAATGCAAGGTTAGGTTACAATATTACACGGTGCAATAGTTTCGAGAACATAGGAGTTAAACGAGAAGAAATTGTCAATTTTAAGTACAAAATAACTTGTACCAATTGTGGAAAAATTGTATATAGACTACGTGCTTCAAAGGTTGTATGTCATCCAAACCGTTATCGGTGTGGCGCTTGTGGCGGCGAGTTAAAAGTAGAAAAAATTAATACGGAGGTGTAAACATGGCATTGACAAATTTTGAAATTATTGAAAGCAATATTATCTTGCATGGTATCACTGAAGAAGTTGATACGTACGCTGGATGGAGTCGGAATGGTTATAGAGTCAAACGAGGTTCAAAGGCTTTGTTTAAGACTAAAATATGGAAGCCTTGCAAGACTAAAGAAGATTCAAAATATAAAGGCGAAAATCATTTGTTTCTTGTTAATGCTGCATTTTTCGGACGTAGTCAAGTAGAACGGATAAAGGAATAATAATATATAATATGGTCGTTGCTTATGCTTTGAATCAAATAGGAGGTCAAATATGAAACTAAAATTAGAACCGGTTTATGAAGAAACAAAAAATAAAACTATTGAAAAAATCAAAGGGAAAGAGGATATTCTAAAACGGAATATTCAAACAATGTATGATAATCACAATTACACAAAAAACTTTGAGATTCGCATATATGCAGATTTGAGAGACTTAATTATTCCATGTGGGACTGTGTGCGATTGGTACGAAAAATATAATTGCCATGATGACCATGTTATAGCACTTGTAAAATCCGTTTTCAGAAACGAATTTCCGGAAGTGTATAATCTTATTAAGGAATTATCAAACAAGGGTTAAATCCCTTGTTTTTTTGTTTTAATGCTATGTAAAACAAACTATGTTTTATCATATATGTTTATAAGCCATAAAATGGACTTTTAAGCGATTTTTTACTTTAGTGATAGTCTGGTATTAAAATCTAATAAAACTCGATTATATCGTTGATTTATAAGGATTTTTTAAGGCAAACCGGATATAAGGATATATAATATTAGGTAATATCCCACATAGAAAAAAAATAAAAAAATTATAAATTAATACTTGCGTTTTGTCTGAAAATATGTTATAATACTATTACAATAGAAAAACAAGCATGGACAAAATATAGGAATTTGTTTGATGCATGGTATGGAAGTTAATTGGAAACTGTATCCGCAAACACCCACCCTGCAAAAATTTATTTTTGTATAAATATGCAACTGTAAATTTTTCCCATTAATTCCTATATTTTTCATTTGTAAAGAATTGTCAAATATGGAAATTAATGGAAAAATCACATGATATGGGTAACAGGGGGTAATCGCGAGATTTTAAAATCGCGGGGATATGTAAAAAAAATGAAACAAAAAATTTTTAAAAAATCAAAAAAGTTTTGCAAAAAAAATAAAAAAAAGAAATGAAATCTGAAATATAATTTTGATTTGATATGAAAAAAATAAAAAATATATTTTATATCAAAATCAATATATTTTAACTTTATTATTTTTTTTATTTAATTTTTATGATTTTAGTTTAATAATAAAAATATAATTTTAATTTATTAAATAAGTTTATAAAATTGTTTTTTTTAATAAATTGTTTTTAATAAATAAAAAATATTTATGTTTTATGTTATTTATAAACAAAAAAAAGATAAAATAATGATATGGTGTTGATATATAATTCGTGTATAATTTTCAGTCAACCGAATGTAGTTTTCTTGACAGGTTAACAAAAGTCTGTTGTTGTGTTTAGTCAATGTCGTGTAATGGCTATGCGATAGAAAGGTAGGCTGGAAATTATGTGCAAAAAGCATATCATTTTTTTGTAAAAAATGTGTAAATCATATAATAAAAATCAGATAAAAAATGGAGTGTTAGATAACAGAAAAACATAACTGATAAAAAAATAGAATTGATAACAGATATAATGATTGGTTGTGCGTGTAATTATGTTTGCCATATATACAAGTTAATGTAATGTATATGTTAGGTTAATAAGTTCAAGTGCAGAATAAACAATAAAAGCATATTGATTATATGTGTTAAGTATAATAGGGCAAACTGTTACCTTTTATAAATAATTAGTTTTTAAAACATATAATGCACATAGATTGATAAATAGAAAAAGCATTGATGTATAAGGGTGTAACCAAGAGAAAATAAAATAAAAATACAAAATCGAATTGAAAAATGTAATTCCAATCCACGTTGCACGCAAAATTCTTGATATATACCCCCATTTTCCTGTTGACAAAGATTAGACTGTGTGGTATAATTACTTATGTAATCAAGAAGGAACAAACTGAAAGGAGTTTAACAATGGAAAACATGAATGTAATTGAAACATACTTGAACACATTGAATAGTAAGAATACAAAAGCAACATATAACAGAGCGATTCTGGATATGTTTGAATATCTTAACAATAAAAATGTAAATGATATTACAAATATAGACTTGCAGAATTATCGTTCATATCTGTTTGATAAATTTTCTGATAATACGGTACAAACTAAACTTAGAGCGGTTGACTCTTTTTTCAAGTTTCTGTTTGAGAATTATATGATTAAAGTTAATCCGAGTGTAGGCAGAGATGGCAAGCCGTTAAGTCTTAAAAAGCGGATTGAAAAAGTAAGAACGAAAACATATATTCCAATGGAGCAGTCGGTTAAACTAATTGATTACGGAAAGAATAGCAGAGACAGGGCTATTATTGCCGTGTACCTAACAACAGGCGTGCGTGTTTCTGAATTGATTAATCTGACATTAGAGGACTATCAGAATAAACACGCAGTCATTATGACCAAGGGAAGAAAAGCAAGAGATATTTTCTTTAATGAAACTGCTTGCAAATATATTGACGAATATTTGAAGGACAGAATAGAATCAGAATATAACAATCTGTTTATCAGTAATACACACAAACCCATGAATCCACAAGCGTTGAATAGAACATTGAAAGTTATTGCTAAAAGAGCGGGGTTGCCTACAGATATTACAAACCATCAGTTAAGACATACTTGCATTTCCTATATCGTTAAACAGTCTGACCTCGAAACTGCAAGGCAGTTTATTGGGCATAGCACAACGGCGATGACAAGTAAATATACACACAGTACAAATAAAGAGGTTGTAAACCTTTCTAACGCAATCTTATTTTAACGGAGGCATATAATACAATGGAAATAACACAGATTAAGGTAACTGGACTTGAGGCGGCACTACGAGGTATGAGAAATCCTCTTGAATCATGGGATAAATCAGATAGTTTATTTTGTAAGTGTTTGGGTTATAATTTTAATGACATTTGCAATAAAATTGATTCGGTTTTAAAAACATATCCATTAGAACAGAAACCGGCGGCAGGAAAGAGTTTTGATATTAAACGTGAACAGTGTGGAGATATTGATATATATTATATGAACCTTATTGGATATAACGATATGCAATTGGCTCGTAAATTGATAAAAGCCGGAGAAAGTCATAGAAAATTTCTAAGAATGATTCATTGTTCATTTGATATGACTGCACCTGTATACTTTCTGAATGAATTAGATACATACAAGGTTGCAACAGTGCGAAACAGCACAAGTCTACAGCATATGGGAGCAAAGCGACATTTTCTTTTGTCTGATTTTGAAATTGACGATAAGGTTGATAAAGACCTTAAAGAGCCTTTGCAGAATATTATCACAGAAATTAACAAACTTAGGCATAAATATAATGAAACACAGGATTATAATTATTTTGTGCAAATGAGAAAACTTATGCCAATGTCGTATAATTATAAAATTACTTATGATTGTAACTATGAAACTTTATATAATATTTACAATCAACGCAAGAATCACAGATTAAAAGAATGGAGAGATTTTTGCGATTATATATATAACAATGCACCATACTTTAAGGATTTTATGGAGGGGTAAAATGAATTTGAATAATGGAGAAACCATCATCATCAAACGCACCGGAAGTCGTGGCATGAAGGGCAGAATCGTTGATAAGGACGGAAACACAATTGTCAAGACTAAAACAACCTGTCACCCAGATGATGAATTTAATGTTAGGATTGGCGTGAAGAATATTATGTTTAGACTATGGCAAAAAATGACACCACGCTTTGTAGTAGGGCAAATGGTTAACTTGCCATTAGACCGTGATGTATGCAGACGGTATAAGAAGAGGGCGGATTGGTTTATTGATAACAATATTGATATGAATATTGCAACAAGATTTGGATATAACGCTATTCCATCCATGAACCGTTATGCGAATTTTGGAATTATTGTCGCTGTTGCTTATGATAAAAAAGAAAAAAGATTTCTTTATGCTGTAGAGATAGATGTAGATAATACGATTGTTCTTGTTGATGATTCTACATTGGACATTACCGGAATTACAAATAAAATTTATGCTTGCTAATTAGCAAAAAATGTGGTATAATATATATATGAAAAGCAAAACAGGAGGTATTAGTTTTGGAAACAATTTATAAGACTAAAGATGGATGTTTTTTTCATGATGTAGAAGCGGCTGAACAGCACGAAAAAGAAGTTGATGAACGTGAGGCAAAAGAAAAAGAACGCAAAGAGAAAGAGCGAAAAGACTATGAAGAAATTAAAACCATGTATTCCACTCTTTGTGATATGATTGACAGTTATGTTGAAACTTATGGGTCAATTCGTCTGCGTACTTTGTTTTAAGGGGGTATGATAATATATGGGGATTCCTGTAATGATTCTGGGTGAAAGTGGTAGCGGCAAAACAACAAGTTTGCGTAACTTTGACCCAAACGAGATTACATTTCTAAATGTGAGTTCTAAACTACTCCCTTTTAGAAAGAAATTCGCACTCGAAAAGAAAGGGTGCGGATATGCTGATATTGCCAAGGCTTTGCAGGGCGGCTTTACAAATACTTATGTCATTGATGATGCCAACTATCTAATGAGTTTTGAGTCTTTTAATAAGGCTAAAGAAACCGGATATGCCAAGTTTACTGACATGGCAAAGAATTATTATGATATGCTACAGTATATCATTAAAAGCACACCTAATGACTGCGTTGTGTATCTTATGAGCCATACGGAACAGAGTGAAACAACGGGCAAAATTAAAGCAAAAACTATTGGGAAAATGCTTGATAGTCAGTTGACAGTAGAGGGATTGTTTGATATTGTTCTTATGTGCGAAGCATCTGACGGCAACTATCATTTTGTAACACATTCTGATGGTACGAATACTTGCAAATCACCTATGGGAATGTTTGATACTGATACAATTGATAATGATTTGAAATTGGTTGATGATGCGATTAGAGAATATTGGGGATTGTCTAAACGCAGACCATATAAGCAGTCCAAATCAAGTAAGAATGAAAATAACGGAGGAAAACAGTAGTATGAAGAAACTTGAACTTGCTAACGTAGAGGAAATGATTGATGGTAATTTTAACAGACCTAAAGCGGGCGGTTATGTAGCGGTTATTGTGGGTGTTGAAGATGTTCCAGAAAAAGAATATCTGAAAATTAGTTACGATATTGCCGATGGGGAGTTTAAGAAATTTTACACTAATAGAAAAAAAGAAAAGGGATATGATTATCCGTTCTTTTTCCGGTCGTATAAAGATTCTGCCCTCGGTTTCTTCAAAGGTTTTGTAACCAGTGTAGAGAAATCAAATGCAGGCTTTAAGTGGGACGGTTGCACAGAAAGTCAGTTTGTTAAAAAGGGTGTTGGTATTGTTCTCGGCGAAGAGCATTATCTGAACAACGAGGGTAAGGAAAAGGTTAGATACACTGTTGCGTCTACTCATTCTGTTGCGGCTATTAGAAAAGGTGATTTTGAAATCCCACCTGTAAAGGAAGTTGAAAAGAGCAATTTTGCCCCAAGTTCTGATAACCCATTTACGAACAATGTAGCAGAAACAGAAGCATCGTCTGACGGAGAATCATTCTTTGATTCTGTTGGCGATGATGACGAATGTCCGTTTTAAAAATAGGGTATACTGCATAGGCTATGTGTACGATGTAAAACTTAATATACAAATGTTGATGAATGTGCCATTGTTATATGGTTCGATTATTCTAAAATCAAATGATAATTATATAGAGTTTTATATTCGTACATTTAAGACAAATTATGTTGAATACTATAGAATATTAGAAACATTTGGTGTTCAATATCAAACTATAGCGCAATATGATAAATCGTGTTATACGTTGGAACAAAGCCTATTATCCTCTACAATGGGTGGAAACATTGTAAATATAAAAGTACCTCCGAGCAAAAACCCATCAATGTTATGTGTGACTGGCGAGGTAACAGAACGAGGAAATCTGTTGCATTATGCAATTAGATACACCGGAGAAGAGAAAAGCGGTGCACAATTAAATGGTGTCCCGTATGATAATAAGTTTATTACACCATATAATTTTAGCATTTTGAATTGTGAATGTTCTAAGACGTATGACAACGATATAAACCATAAATATTTACTCGAATCACATTATACAAATGGATTCGATAGGGATAGAGATGTTATATCTAATATTAGAAAACCATTGTGGAGCGTAGATAATATTAGACAACAATCAGAAATACATAATGTTGATGAGGTAAAATATACAATCGCACTATATTTATAAATCATATAGTGCGATTGTTAAAAACAAGGAGCAAAGATGAAAGAAACACATTTTACAAGAGAAGATGTCGATAAACTTTTGTCACTCCCGTTTGCAGAAAAACTGAATTTGTCTGTATCTAAAATTCTTGAAGTGTTTCAAAAAACAGATGGAAAGGTTTATGTTGCGTACAGTGGGGGGGGGCGATAGTGGTGTCGTTTTAGATATTGTGGCACAGGTGTGGAAAGTGTCTAAATATGCTAATCAGCCGCTCGTGGTTTGCTTTGCAAATACAACAAATGAATATTCTGGTATGGTTGATTTTGTAAAAGAATATGTAAAGCATATAGAATCAAAACATAATATAGTAATAGATTTACAGATTGCAAAGCCCGACTATAATTTTAAAGAGATTGTTTTAAAATATGGCTATCCTGTCGCAAGCAAGGAAACTGCATACAAAATACATTCGATTAGGATGGCGATGACGAAAAATAATGTGCCATACGAGCAAATTATTTTGCACAAAGAACCTACAATAGAAAACGAAGAATGGCTAAAAGATAGGGGGTTTAATCATAGTCAAATTCAATTTATATGTGGTATGAGCGATGGGAAAAAGAACGCATATAATAGGCAAATTGCTAAAAAATGGTTTCCGCTATTAAAAGCACCATTTGAAGTAAATTCCGTGTGTTGCAATTACCTTAAAAAAAGTCCGATGAATAGAATGCAAAAAAGAAATGAAAGTTTATCTGTTATTCTTGGCGAAAGAGCAGAAGAATCAAAGATAAGATTACAAGCATATCAAAGGACTGGATGTGTAGCATTTAGGAATAACCAATATCATGCTAAACCAATAGCATTTTGGACACACCAAGATATTTTAGAATATTATTATAAAACAAAATTACCTCTATTCAAATTATACGGCAATGTTCAGTTTGATAGCAACAAAAATGAATATTATTTAGACGGGGCGATGGATAGAACGGGCTGTAAATTATGTTTATTTGGTTGCGGCTTTAAAAATAATAGCATACACCAACTTAAATATATTGAGCCTAATGCGTGTAAATGGGCGTTAAAAGATATAAATAATGGCGGTTTAGGATATAGACAGGTTCTTGATTATCTTGACAAAGAATGCGGAGTCAAGATAGATTTAGGGCAATATAATAATGAGGAACAATAATGGAACATATCAATGAAATGTATGATAAAGGATATTTTAAGGCGTGTTTAGATATATATAATCTTTTAGAATACTTTGGCAAACGTCCTCCATGTACCAGAAGTGCAAAAAAGTATAGAACAATAACACAAGGAATATTAAAAGAAATACTGCAAAATTCTATAAGCAGAGAAACTTTTAAGATGTATGGTGGAAATTGTGCAATATATGTAAGCGAAGATGGCAAGATTGTACACATTACAGATAAAAGTAGACGTGGGTAAAATACAATGTTAACAAGGTGGTGAAATGTATTGAAAAATGGAAATGATATATTGCAATATATTATATCTGATATGTGGGGAAATGATACAAACATACAACTTGTAACGAGGCAGATAAACAATATTATCAGAGATAATAGATATACAATCACAGGAACCTTGTTAACATTGTATTATGTTAATTCTATATTACACAAACATTTTGAACCACAATACGGTATTTCATATATTGTAGATAGGTATTACAGAGAAGCAAAGAGGTATTGGTTTAAGAGAAAAAATGTAAGACAAAGTATATTAAACAGCGACACATTTAATATACAAAGCCATACGATAGATATTGATAATGCAAATACAAAATTAACTAAACTAAGAACAGAGGATTTTTAATGCTTTATAGTAACAATTCGGCAATCATGGTGCTGGGGCATTTGTTAAATAAACCGAGAATACTGATTAATGATAAATATAAATTGCATGGTGAAGATTTTTCCAATTTTCACAGAATCATTTTTTGGGCAATCAGAAACATTGCAGCGCAGGGGGCAAAAGAGATTGACGAAGTTGCAGTAGATATGTTTCTGCAAAACGAACCATCAAGATATGAAGTCGCTAAAAAGAATGACTTTATGGGATTTGTTCGTGGTGCAAAATCTATTGCCGTTGTAGATGATTTTGATTATCATTATATGGTAGTCAAAAAATATTCTTTGTTAAGATATTATAAAGACAATGGATTTAATATCAAACCCATTTATGATGAAAATAATGACAGCAAGGAAAAACTTGAAGAGTATGAAATTGAAGAAATTGTAGAATATTTTGACAAAATACAGGCTACGGCAAAAAAAGAATATCTTGTCAACTCTGATGTAGAAGAAATCAAAGCAGGATATAAAATGCACGATATTGTAGATGAGTTTTCTAAAGTGCCTATGTTCGGAGCGTCAACACCATCTTTGTACATGAATACAATAACAAGAGGTTTGATTAAAGGACAGTATAATGTAATTTCTTGTCCGTCAGGAGTAGGAAAAAGTACATGGGCATTGAGTAATATTGCTTTAATCGGGTGTCCGGTACTCTATGACAAGTATTTAAATGAATGGGTAGATAATCCTTGTTTCTGTAATGAAAGTGTTTTGTATATAGATTATGAGATGAATCAGTTGCGAGAGACTTCACCAAAACTATTGGCGAGTATATCGCAAGTGCCAACAACACATATTCTTAATGGTACATACTTAGAGGGGGAAAGAGAACGTGTTGATAAGGCGGTAGACATTTTATATAATGATTCTAATATCTATATGGTAAATATGCCCAATTTTACTATTAGTGCAATTAATTCTTATGTAGAGGATTATGTATTGAACCATAATGTGGGATATTTGTTCTTTGATTATATTTCAGAGCAAGCAAGTATTAATAGTGAAGTAGCAACAAAAAATAAAGTGTCAACACGTTCTGATATGGTATTATCTACAATGAGTTCGGCATTAAAAGATATTGCCGTTAGGTTTGGTATTTGTGTATGCACATATACACAGACAAATGCTAATATATGGAATCAAGATGTATTGGATTCATCTTGTATAGCAGGGTCGCGAGCGGTTGTTAATAAGTGCGATTATGCCTCTATTATGATGCCGATTAGACCGAAAGAAGTTGAGATTGGGGAAATGATATATGAATCTCAAAAACAGTCAGACAAGACTATGATGCCGCCGAACAGAATAATTCATTTGCATAAGGTTAGGTTTGGTAGTTATGAATCAAATTTAAAAATATGGATTTATTTAGATTTATCAACAGGATTGGTGCAAGATTGTTGGGTAACAGATAAAGATGATAATCTGCTCCCTCCAGATAGAGCAGTAGAAAAAACTAATTTATATATTAAGTAGGTGATTAAATGTCAAAATATTCAGGGAAATGTGATTTGTATGACTACGTTTCTATGTTGCAGACAAAGGATTATAATAAACTAAATATATATATGCGAGACTTTCCTGTACGGTTGGACATTAAGGAACAGAAAGATGTCGTTCCTTTTTATGGATTTGTTCCTTATCTATGTTGTGGTAACGAAATTAGGATTTCAAATATTTCCTATGTGGATACAATGGAAGAAGTAATATTTAATTCACATTTTAATATGGTACACAGAGTTATTCGTAGATATAAAAGGCATCAAAAACCGTTGGAATGGGAGTTAATAAAAAAAGACTTATATATTGATGATTCTGACATTATTGGTATATACATATATATAAAAGATAATTATAAAGAAAAATATACAGAACGTGAAAAACATACATTAATGGAAAAACTAAGGCGAGACGGTGTGACATATCGTTCAATAGAAGTGTATCGCAAAGAACTATATGATGAGATGATTCGTAATGGATATTCAGAAAAACAGACATCACAATGGGTGTATCATAAGTAAAGACAGTAGAGGGAAATAATGGCTAAAGTTGTTAGTAAACCGTATTTGCATTTTGTGGGAAGAAATTCAACAGAGGTTACAGGTTCAGCGACTCTGATTAGATATTTAGGATATACAATTTTAGTAGATTATGGGGCGAGACAAACTTCTGATGACAAAGAGGATTATGTGATTAATTCTAAAAGAAATAGGGCAATTAGACCAAAAGAAATTGATATGGTCGTTTTAACTCACATTCATTTAGACCATAGCGGCATGATTCCACGACTTGTCAAAGAGGGCATGGATTGCCCTATTTATATTCCAGTAGGTTCTAAAGGGTTGTTAACATTACTTTGGAATGATTCTGTAAAAATATTTAATCAAGATGAAAGGGCATTTGGTAGACAACCTATATATTCACAAGAAGATGTTACAGAGGCTTTGAAATATGTTGTTGAGTTAAGTAGCGACATTAAACATGAAGTTGATGAATGTGTTTCAATTACATACTATAATGCACAGCACGTTATAAGAGCAAAACAGGTTCTAATAGAATTAAATGATGGTGTTAATACAAAGAAGGTTGGGTTTACAGGTGATTGGTCAATGCGTTCGCAAAACTTTTATGTAAAACCGCTATATCCACTTCCACAAGTAGATGTGCTTGTAGCAGAGGCTACCTATGGTGATACAAAGAGGCGAACAAAATTAAAAGACAGAGATAAAGATATAGAAAAAATTATTACTGCACTTGATGAAACAAAGGGTGATATTTTAATTCCAACATTCAGTCTTGATAGAATGCAAAATGTATTGACGCTATTATATCAGATAGATAAAAAACACCCTATTTATAAAAGAATATTGGTAGATTCACCGCTTGGGGTAGCAATCAGTAGAGAATGGTGGAACGCTATTGATGTCAATGTTCCGTTGTGGACTGATGTGTTTATGTGGGATAAAGTTACATGGTTAAGAGATTTTTCTGATACTTTATATTTTAGAACCATTAATCGAGACTGTTTAATTCTTGCTGGTGGCGGTTTTTTGCAAGGTGGACGTGCAAGATATTGGGCAAAAGAGTTAATGCCTGATAAAGACAATACAATTATGTTTTGTGGATATTCTTCACCTGATTCTATTGCGGGCAAGATTAAAAGCGGCGAAGAACGCATTAAGATAGATGGTAAAACTATTAACAATGAAGCAAAAACAATTTCGCTGTTGTCATTTTCATCTCATGCTGATTATGATGACCTGCTAAGATATTATACTGATGTACAATATAATAAAATCTGTTTGGTTCATGCACAAAATGATAGCAAGTTAAAATTCGCTAAAACACTTGAAAAGAAACTATCAAAAGCCAATCGAACAAGCAGGGTCGTTACCCCAGAATATAATACTAAAATATTTTTCTAAAAAATGATTGACAAAATATTAAAGGTGTGGTATAATACCAATATAGTAAAGAAAGGGGTGATAAAAGATGAAAACTATTGAGTCGGTTCTATGTTGGAAAACAAGCGATGGACAATTGTTTGAATCAAAAGAACGTGCAGAAAGAGGACAGGCGGCTATCAATATGGTTGACAGGTTTGGGGCTGACAACATATATGATAGTTTTTACACAGTAGACAATAAGGAAGATTTAAGGATTATTCTTAATTTTCTAAAAAAGGTATATGGGTTTAAAGGTGTAATGATGCAGTTTATGGACGCTAAATGCCCTTTGAAAATGTGGATTGATTGGAAGAAAAAAACTGTAGAATATAATGAGAGTTGATGTAAAAAAAATAAAAGACAACTTAACATTAGATGATTATGATACCATAATAACAGAATTGGGTATACCAATCACACAAAGAAATGATGATACGTGGCGATTGAAAAGTATGTGTCATGCGAAAGATGAAAAAGATTGTGATAGTAACCTTGTGTTTTATACAAACGAGAGAACATTCACCTGTTTTTCTCATCAATGTATCATCGGTGGTGACATATTTGAATTAATTAAAGTTAGACAAGGGCTGTTCTACAATGGATATACATTTATCGATGCAGTTAATTTTTTAACAGACACATTGGGAATTGATAAATCTAACTATAAAGTTAAAGTAGACGGTGACTTGTCATGGAGGGCGATTGTCTCACGGTATCATAACACCTTACCATATGACATTACAGAGCCTATAATATATAATGAAGATATACTTAACGGATTTCCTAAATTATATTATTCGGGATGGATAAGCGAGGGTATATCTAAAGATAGTATGAGCAAGTATGAGATTGCTTATTATCCAACAAGGCAAGCGATTGTCATTCCTTGCAGAGATATAGATAATAATTTAATTGGCATACGTGGCAGATTCTTTGATGAATATGGAAAATACAGACCAATTAAGTTATTGAGCGGCGAGGTATTTGCATTTCCGTCTACAATGTTCTTTTATGGAGAACTGCAAAACAAAAACTCCATAAAGAGACATGGGAAAGTTGTACTTGTTGAAGGCGAAAAAAGCGTACTGAAATCTGATACATGGTACGGCGATGATTCATATACGTTAGCATTGTATGGCAAAACAATCAGCAACGACAAAATAAAAAAACTTGTTCAGATGGGAGTTAGCGAGGTTATTATAGGCATTGACTATGATTATCACGAAATAGGTGATGAACAGTCATTAAAATACAAGTCAGATGTGTTAAAAATGGCAAAGAAACTTAAAACATATTTTACAGTTTCAGTTATGTTTAACAATCAATATGAAGGATATAAATATTCTCCATTTGATTTTGATAAAAATGTGTACGAAGAATTATATAGAAAGAGGGTGAGATTATGAAAGGTAACGGCTGTTTGTACAATCTTATACTTTGGATAGTATTTATTTTAGCATTTGGTTTGTTTCCAACACTGATAATCTTGCCCTTAATCTATTTATTCTGTGCATATATAGATACATATTATGCGGTAAAAGATTCGCCAGACGGTAAAGTATTAACAAACTTTGATATTCTTTATTGTAAATGGGCGAGAAGGATTAATCATTAACAGGAGGTATAAATTATGGACGATAAGACATTTGAAAAAGAATTTGCAAAACAGATGTGGAGATGTAAGGACTACGAGTGTCCAAAAGATGGCTGTAAGGCTTGTGAAGTATATCATCATAATAACAATATTGAGGTAAAAGGATATGGACGAAAACGCAAGACGAGAAGAGATATTTAAGACGTGTAATGATATTGCTGAATTGTGGGCAAATACTTATCCAGAATTTAGGTTTACGCAACTTATTGTTAACACAATGACATATTACAAGTCAGATATGTTTTATGTGCAGGATAAAGATGTGGTTGGGCGAATTAAAGGAATGCTTGACTCACTAACACGAAGTCAAAGTGAGTGACAAATGGAAGTAAAATCTTTATTTAAATCAAATGAATATATTACCATTGAGGAGTATATAAAAAGATGTGGTGCTGAAAAGCCTTATGATTATCTGTGTAGGGCAACTCAATACATTGAAAATCCGGACAAATACAATTGTATGACAGAAGGATTTCAGATGCTTTCTCGTGCGTGTGATATTGTTATCAAAGAAAGACATAAAAAGATTTATTTAGTACAGGACAGTGATGTAGATGGGCTAACATCGTGTGCAATTGCATATATGTATCTTGTATATGATGTCCATGTACCAAAAGAACAAGTTGTAGTCCTTTTTCATAAACACAAAGAACATGGGTTAAGTAAAGATATATTTACTGAAATAAAAGATGATTGTGCTTTGGTTTGGTTGCCAGATGCGGCTACCAATGATATGAAACAATGTAGCATACTACGACATAGAAAAATTAATGTATTGATAACAGACCATCATGATGCGACAGTAAAAAACCAATTTGCCACAATTATTAATAATCAAACATCGAAAGATGTTCAAAATAAAAATCTGTCTGGTGTTGGTGTGACATTCAAGTTTATTCAATTTTGTTGTCAAAAGACCGGAAGTAAATTTTATACAAAGATACTCGATTTGGTTATGTTAGGCAATATAGGCGATGTTATGGACTTTCGTAGCATAGAAAATAGAGCAATTAACTTTTGGGGATTACGCCATATTCAAAATCCATTTTTTAAAATATTGTGTAATACGTTTATTGCAGATAAGGTTACACCAAAAAATATTGCATTTAATGTTGTGCCAAAACTTAATGCGGTACAACGGTCGAATAATCAAGACTTAAAAGAAAGCCTGTTTTATCACTTTGTATCTTTTACAAAAGATTACGATGAGATTATTCGACAACTAAAAGCACAGCATTCAAAACAGACGAACGACACCAACAAAATGTTTCGACATATTGTAGCGAATAATGAGCCGACAGACGATAAAGTTATGATTATTGAAACAGACGAGGACACGCCATATACAGGACTTGTGGCTAACAAATTGCAGGATTATTATCATAAATCAACTATCTTGGTTCATAATGCTAACGGACAAATGAAAGGTTCGTGTCGTGCATATGGTGACTTACTTACACCCATAAATCAGTCTAATTTAGTAGACTTTGCGTTAGGACATAAGAATGTATTCGGCGTGGGTTTTCCTTGTTCTAACACCACAAAACTACAAGATTACCTTAACAATATAGACATAAAAAAAGAGGTAGTTGAGGTTACGGCTATATACGACAGAGCGCATCCATTAAAAAACGAAGCATTCTTTTTAGCAAATGAATATGCTGAATTATGGGGAAATGGTATGCCACAACCTAAATTTTACTTTGAAATTCCGTTGAATGAAATTAAATTTTCCTTTATTGGGAAAAGAGAAAATGTATTAAAATTCAAATGGGAAAATATGGAATTTATTAAATTTAATATTTCTAAAGCATTAAAAAAAGAATTTAATGCCATGCGTGATTTGCATGGCGATGCAAAACTATGTATTGTAGGCGAGTTGTCTATTAATACATGGAATGGGTTAGATACTAAACAGTGTATAATTTTAGAGCATGAGGTAGAATAATGAAAATTATTACAGACAACTATAATTCAGTCGCACCGAAAGTTGAAAGTCGTGCAGTTTCTTGTGAACATTGTAACTCATATATTTCGGTAGAAGATAGCGACCTTACAGTAGGAGAATACGGACTGATGAAATTTACTTGTCCTTGTTGCGGTAAGGAAAGTTATACTGACATTGACATAAAGTTGACGAAAGATAATATTGAATTTCCACTGCATTTTTCAGACCCGGCTAACGCGAAAAAAGTGTCAGATAGCGACACGACAGAATATGTTCGTAGAGCGATAGCATATTTACAGGAAAATCCGACAGAGAGATATTGGTATATGGCAACTGGTGACACATTTGTACTGGCACTGAAAGATGAAGATTTTATTGAAATCGAGGTAGCAAAACAGGTTTATCATAGTGGTGTATACGTAAAATAAGAGGTGAATGGCATGGTTTATGTTGTAAAAAATAAATGCACAGGAGATATTAGCGGAGTATTTGATATGTATATTGATTCTTTCAACTTTGCAGTCAAACAGGCAAGGATTGAAAATGTAGTGTCAAATATTACAAAATGGGACGAAAAAGAAAATATGATTCAGTGGAGTAAGGATGTGGAATGTGTCTAATCAGAATTATGTAATTTATCATTTACATACAGATGATTCATTATTGGATTCATGTACAAAATATCAGGATTACATTGATAAGGCAGTAGCGGACGGGTGTAAGGCAATTGCATTTACTGAACATGGAAATATTTATCATTGGATAAAGAAAAAAATGTATTGTGATGCTAAAGGCATTAAATACATACATGGTGTTGAGTGCTATCTAACACGGACACATAAAGAAAAAGTCAGAGATAATTACCACACTATACTCCTTGCTAAGAATTATGATGGGGTTAAAGAGATTAATAAATTGTGCGAATTGGCAACTACATCAGACCATAGATATTATAAGCCTCGAATATCATTTGATGAATTTTTAGCCATTAGTGATAATGTAATTAAAATATCTGCTTGTCTTGCGAGTCCGTTGAATCAGTATCGTAAAGAATACGGCGAAGATGAAATATTTGACAGAATTGCACGACATTATGATTATTATGAAATTCAATATCATAATGTCGTAGAGCAAAAAGAATATAATCAATTTCTATACGAACTATCAAAGAAGAACAATATTCCTTTGATTGCAGGAACAGATACACATTCTTTAACAAAATACTTAGCGGATTGTCGTACAATTTTGCAATTAGGAAAAAATATTGTTTTTTCACAAGAAGATGATTTTGATTTAACATATAAGACATATAACGACCTTGTTGTTGCATTTTCACAACAGGACTGTTTGCCAAAAGAAGTTGTACTTGAGGCTATAGATAATACAAATAAAATGGCTGACACAGTAGAACCGTTTGATTTGGATTTGTCATTCAAGTACCCTATTTTATACGGAGACGATGATGAACAGGTATTGTGGAATACTCTCCGTAATAAATATATGTACAAAAAGAAAAACCATATCATTGATGTTGCAAAAGAGCAACAATATGTAGATAACATTAAGGAAGAAATGCGGGTTTTTAATAAAATTGGCATGACCGGATTTATGTTATTTATGTCAGAAATGATTACATGGTGTAAAGAAAATGGCATTCCGGTAGGCTTCAACCGTGGGTGTTTTACTAAACACGCCTTAGTGCAAACAAAACAGCAACTAAAGACTATTAATAATGTACATATTGGCGATTATGTTTTATCATCTGACGGCAACTGGAACAAGGTGCTCAATACTATGCAATATAATATTAAAGAAGATATGATTAAGTTTGAGTACGACAGGCAAGGTAGTTCTGCAAAAAAATATATAAACAAATGCACGACAGACCATCAAATTTTAGTAAATAGGAACGGTGAAATTTTATATATTGCCGCAAAAGACCTGCATATTGGAGACTTGTTATGTTCACCCAAAATCAAACATTATAACACGCATGATAATATTATAGTAGATTTGCAGAAATATAATAAGTTTGGTTATGAGTTTGATGATAAATACATTTATGAAGAAGTGCGTACTAACATTCCTTTTAAATATTCTTCTCGTTGGTGTGCAAAAAATATTGGCGACAACACGGCGTTTTGGAAAAGGATTGCAAATAGAGATGTTGGCGGGGAACTCGCGAAAAAAAACATAGAAAAATTGTTTAAAATTAGCGGGTTTAACAATCTTGAAGAATATAGAAATTATTTGCAAAAACATAGGACGGTTAAAAGATGCATACCGAGATATATTAAAATAGATTATTTATGGAATGTTTTTATAGGGTTGATGTATGGTGATGGTTGGACACAAAAAGATTCCGGTATTGGATTGGCTGTTAACAGGACAACAAAAGCGTCTTTTAACAGATACGTATTCTGCAAAATTGCAGAAAGACTTGGTGCCCCCTATGTAGTGAATCAGGCAAAAAATCGCAATTTAGAGCAACTTAATATTAGTTCTAAAATTATTAATAATTGGTTTTCCGTAGAATTTTTTAAATCTAAAAAACGACAGGATAAAATTTTTAATACTGAACTATATAATCAAAATAAAGATATGCTAAAAGGTTTGTATATAGGGTTGCTTAAAAGCGATGGAAGTGTTAAACATAATAGCATAGTGTTTGATAATACTTCGTTATCAGTAGTAGAGGCTTTTAAAATATTAGACAATATATTGTATGGTGTTGAGCCTCTTGCGCTCGATGTCAGACTAAGCCATATTGATAATCGTAAGTATTTCAATAGAGAATCGTATAAGTTAAGACGCAGAATCACACCAAAAACCCGTATTGTTTTGCAAGATAACAATTACTGGTTCTTGCCTATTACAAATATAGAATTGTTAAAAGATGTATCTACTACAGTATATGATATGACAGTAGGCAACAACGCAAGTTATACGATTAATAATGTTGTTGTGCATAATTCGGTGGGAGGAAGCACAGTAGCCTATATATCTGATATAATTGATACTGACCCCGTAAAATGGAATACAGTCTTTTCCAGATTTGCTAATGAGGATAGAAAAGAGATTGGTGATATTGATATAGATGTATCACCATCACAAAGACAACAGGTTTTTGATTATATTATTAATAGATTTGGACAAGAAAAAACCGCTTATGTTTTATCTATGGGAACGATTTCAGACAAAGGAACCATCGACCTTATAGGAAGGGCGTTTAGGCAAAAGGCTACTTCGGATAGCACTATAAATAAGGAAAATTATAGTTTGCAACATATCGCTGAGATAAAAAAACAATATGATACTAACCCAGATAAAACTAAAAAAGATAATCCGGAAATATTTAAATATTTTGACGGTCTTGTAGATACAACGGTATCGCAATCACACCACCCTGCGGGCATTATTGCATCGCCTGTAACATTGGGAGATAATTATGGTTGTTTCTATGACGCTGATGACAATAGAATTATGTACATAGATATGGAAGAAGTGCATGAGGTATCTTTGGTAAAATACGATATTTTGGGATTGAAAAATATTGAAATTCTTAAAGATACTTGTGAACTTGCACATATTCCATATCCGCAATCGCATAAAGTAAACTGGAGCGATGAAAAAGTTTTTACGGATTTAATAAAAAGTCCTGTAGGCAACTTTCAGTTTGAGTCACAGTTTGCCTTTGATTCACTAAAAAAATTTAAACCAAAGTCCGTTCAAGACATATCTTTAGTAACTGCCGCAATCAGACCATCAGGAGAATCATATAGAGATAAACTGTTGGCGCACGAGGTTAATCATAATCCGTCAAAACAGATTGATGATATGTTGGCTAACAACAATGGGTTTTTAACATATCAGGAGGATATTATTAAGTTCCTTAAAGATATATGTGGATTAAGTGGTTCAGAGGCAGATAATATTAGACGAGCGATAGGGCGAAAAGATAAAGAAAGATTAGATAAAGCGTTGCCAGAAATACTTGAAGGATATTGCAATAAATCAGAGAAACCGAGAGAGATTGCCGAACAGGAGGCAAGAGAATTTCTTCAGATTATAGAAGATTCCAGCAACTATTCATTCGGTTACAACCATTCCATAGGCTATTCTATGATAACATATATTTGTGCTATGTTAAGATGTTATTATCCGATAGAATTTTGTACTGCATATCTGAATAACGCTAAAAACGATGAGGATATTACCAATGGTACAGAATTGGCAAAAAGCCTTGGATTTAAGATTAAATCTCCTGTGTTTAGACATTCACGCTCTAAATATATGTGCGATAAGGAAAACAATACGATATATCAGGGAATTGGGGCAATAAAAAACATCGGTGCTGATGTAGGTGAAATTCTATATCAATACAAGGATTATGAATTTAACAGTTTTATTGATGTGCTATCTACAATCAACATTAATAAAACTTGTCTTGAAATTCTGATTCAAATAGGCTTTTTCAGGGAGTTTGGAGATATTAATACATTAAACTACATTTATGATGTTTATAAAAAATATCATAAATCAAAGACCATAAAAAAAGATTCTTTGAGCGACTTTGAAATCGAACAAATACAAGGCTGTTTTGAAAAAGAAACAGACAAGCAGTATAGAGGCATCGATAACAAAAGATTTATTAACAATCTAATAAATAATGCTGATATTCAAAAAACATCTGATATAGAAATTTTAAAGAATCAAATGTTGTTGTTGGGATATAGCGACATTAAAATTGAAACGGCTGATATTCACAAATATATGGTTGAGGATTTAACTATAGATAAATATAAAAGACCGTGGGTTTCCTTGTATAATCTTAGATGCGGCGTATCAAAGAGCGGCATAGAAATCCGAAAGCAAGCATATAGTGGACTTAATGTTGGAGATATTATTATTGCTATATTCAAAGACAAACCTATAAAGAAATATATGGGCGAAGATGAATATGGTAATAAGCAATATCGTAATACAGGACAGACAAGACGGTGGATTTGGACGTACAGAAAGGATAATTAGTGGTATATCAGGGCAGTAAAAACAGGCTTTCAAAAGAACTCTCCCCTATCATTCAATCCTACATTGATAGGGGGGGGTATGAGTGTTATGCAGAGCCGTTTGTAGGCGGCGCAAACATGATTGATAAGATTTCATGTAAAGAAAAACATGGATATGATACTCATGAATATCTTATTGCACTATTAAAATATATGCAAGAATTTGGCGAATATCTCAATCCTAAAGAATTAAGCGATAATATAACACGAGAAGTTTACTATGATGTAAAACAAAATCCAAATAAATATCCAGATTGGTATGTTGGATATGTTGGTTTCTGTTGTTCTTATCGTGCTAAATGGTGGGGTGGATATGCTAAACATAATATCGGAGGGCGTGACGGCATTTTAGAAAAAACGAATAATATTATTAAACAGTCTAAAAGTCTGAGCGATATTATGTTTGATTGCCGGTCTTTTGAAGAATTAGACTTATATAATAGTGTTATTTATTGCGACCCACCATATAAAAATACAACAAAATACAAAACCAACAAGTTTGATTATAATAAATATTATGATTGGTGTATAGAAATGTCAAAAAAATATAGAAATAATGTTGTATTGATGTCAGAGTATTCTATGCCAGAAGATAGGTTTAAATGTATTTGGGAACACCCACTTAGAGTAAATCTAAACCATAAAGACAAAACACAGAATGTAAAATTAGAGAAACTGTTTATTGTAAGAAGGTAGTATATTTTGAAATAGTGTAAATGAAGTCCTTGACAAATAATTAAATATGTGATATAATGTCTTTATAACATGAAAGGGAGATTAATGATAGATATTAAACAAGGTGATTGTTTAGAACTAATGAAAGATATTCCAGATAAAAGTATTGATATGGTGTTGTGTGATTTACCTTATGGAACTACTGCTTGCAGATGGGATACAGCGATTCCATTTGAACCGTTATGGGAACAGTACAACAGAATTATCAAAGATAATGGGGCAATCGCATTGTTCGGTTCTGAACCTTTTTCAACCGAACTGCGGCACAGCAACTTAAAAATGTACAAATATGATTATTATTGGAAAAAGAGCCGCCCAGTAAATCATATAAATGCAAAGCGAATGCCAATGCGTTATATAGAAACAATATCAGTGTTTTACAAAAAACAACCTACCTTCAACCGACAAAGAAAAAAAAAGAACAATAACCACCACTTCCACCACAACAAACACAGTTTTTGGTGCAAGTATCAACGGATATACACGAAAAGTGGAATATGATGCGAAGTTTGACCTATTATCCTTTTCAAAGGATGGTTCAATACACCCCACTCAAAAGCCCGTAGCCCTACTCGAATACCTAATCAAAACCTATACTAATGAAGGCGAAACAGTTTTGGATAATTGTATGGGTAGCGGCAGTACAGGGGTAGCATGTATTAATACCAATAGAAACTTTATTGGATATGAACTTGATGAAAAATATTTTGAAATAGCGGAGAAAAGATTAAATGAATGTGTTGAAGCAACTATATTTGACAAGTGATTACCATGATGAATCTGGTATGATATTTAATGCAGATTGTATGGAACTTATGTCAAGCATTAAACAGGGGGGGGTGTTTGATGTTACACTAACAGATATACCCTACGCAGAAGTAAATCGAAAAGATAATGGATTACGCAATCTTGATAAATCTAATGCAGATATATTAACATTTGATATAAAAGAATTTTTAGAAGAAATATATAGATTGACTAAAGGAACAATTATTATCTTTTGCGGTAATGAGCAATACTCCACTATATACTCATTCTTTAATGAAAAATCAAAACAAAATCTTGGCACAACAAGACAACTAATATGGCACAAAACTAATCCGTCACCAATGAATGGACAACATATCTATCTTAGCGCAACAGAAAACGCGGTATGGTTTAAGAAGCGTGGGGCAACATTTAATACACATTGTAAACATAATGTATTCGACTTTGCGACAGGACGTAGTAAAATACACCCAACAGAAAAGAACCACGAATTAATTAAAGACTTAATCCTCGACAACTCTAACGAAGGGGACATTATATTTGACCCTTGTGCTGGTTCATTATCGCATTGTTTAGTAGCGAAAGAAAATGGTCGCAGGTATATTGGATGCGAACTGAATAAAGAGTATTTTGATAGTGGAATAGAAAGGTTGAATAAATGAACAACAAAATTTGGGTAGTAACATATTATGACATAGCGCATGGTGAACAAGAACCAACCGTAACGTGCTTTAACAACAATGACCTATATTTATAATTCCGATTTATAAATTATTGATAAATTTCGCACTTGACATAATGACACTCTTGTGGTATAATACTATTAAAGTTTAAAAATTGTACCACAAGAGATTTGTTATATACAGGAGGATATAGATAATGGCAAATGGAGTTATGCTCAATAAGGTATATTTTGCAGACTTAGAAACTGCAATTAAATGTTGTCGAGATATATTAAAAGATATGGGTTTCTCGGAAATGTATCTATCGTCAGCAAAATGGTCATATACCGAAGATATTTTATATGAAGTAGAATATTCGGTAAACGGAATGCTCATATTGTTTACTTATACGACCGATGCTGATTTAAGCATGAAATATGTAGGAAACGCAAATGATAACAGGGAAAGCAAATGAGGAATGGTGAATCATGAAACATTGTATAAAAGTCGGAACGATTAAAGGCAGACATGAAATGCCGGTTAACGATTATCTTGTTGAAAAAGTAGATAATCCTACAGATATAGCAACGATTGAAAAAGAAGTTAATGAATCTTTTGAAAAACTGATTGATAAAGATACGAGGCGTTGCTATCTGTTCATTACTGGATTAACCAGTGTTGCACTTGCGGCAGTAAAATGGTGTTCTCGCCATAATATTGAAGTGGTCGCTATGCACTATGATATGAAATCTGGATTGTATTTTGCACAAAGAGTTCTGTAAAAGGAGAGAATAAAAATGGCGAAGAAAAAGAAAATGTATAATGTGAATAATAATAAAAAAGATGAAACCCTGTGTGGGGTAATTTCGGGTCACGACATCGCAAAATCAAGAAAGGGATATTCCGTAGTGTCTTTCAAGACAGGCAGGTATATGACTGAAAAAGACAGACCGAGAAAGAAAGTAAACAGGCATACGATTAAGGATTTTATGTAGGAGGCTATTATGTGGGATATTGAAGAACGGTGTTCATGTGATAACTGCGCTTACCACCATGATTGCACGAGGAAAATTGACCATGACATAGTGCAGTTGTATGCTCCATCTTTTTCAAGCATCTCGTCTCTTCCTAAAGTTCTTGTCTGTACGGAATACTATCCCGCCGAGTGGTGTGTGTACAAGCGGAAATGTTGGGAAGGATTCGATGCCTATTGGGAAGGCTATTTGCAGACATGGGGGAGCGACCTGCTAAAGAATCCACACAGGCGGTTTACCGTTTATCTTCACGGCGAGAGATGGAAGGATGATTATCAGATTCCATTTTTGGAGTGGGTGTTCGGAAAGCCGTTTGACAAGGAAACGGGGCTGTTGAAAGCAACACACATTCGCCATTGGGTGAGAAAAAGAAAAAGCCCTGAATATCCTCTGGGCGGCTACTATGAATATATTCGTATCAATGGATGGGATGTCTACAACATGAAAGAATGGGGAACGAAACAGAAAGAAGGTAAAAATGAGATTCTATTTCGAGGAAGAGCCAATTACAAAACAGGAAGCACGGGCAATTCTGGGCGATGAGGAATTTGAACGGCTTCTGGAAATTATTGAATCGTGTGATGGCGAGTGTATTGACATTCACTCCGGACGTTTAAACTATGAAGGACTTCGTGACACTACTGTTGAAATTGACGGCAAAGGGTTATATTCGGAGACTGGGGAAGTAGATGAAACCGCCAGAGTGTTGGAATGAGAGGGGTAAAATAATGACGAATAAAGAATATTCGATTGATAATACAGTTAGAACAAGATTTATTTATGCGATTGAAGATGTGGTGAACGAGATTTGCGGTGAGTGCAAATCAGGCAAATGTTGGGATTGCGGTCTGAGCGGCACAGAATTTCCCGAAAGCCTTGCAGATACCATTATTTTGAATCTTGACTTGGAACGGCGCAGAATGGAAGGAGTTAAAAATGCCTAAGAGTACACGCATGAAGCGGTATGCCCTTATCGATGGAGATGGGAATATCCGATATAACGGGGTTTGGGTAGACGGGTTATATCTTATACACATACAGGGAATGACATGGGGCGGACACATTGGAGAAGATGAGATGAAGCAATTGCTCGATGCCCGAAAGAGCGAACCTTTGAAACTGGTTTTCATGGATAGCGAAGATTGCGAATGGATACCAGAACAAGGACAAAACGATTAATTTACTCTTGACATCATTCGGTATTTGTGGTAATATATAGGTAAAGGAAAAGAGAATATGGCGATTTACAAGTATAGATATAGTGACGAAAAACCTTTAGTGGATTGTCCGTCACCGAAAAAGGCAGTTATATATATCGAAAATGCCGACACATGGGATAGTGTAGAAAGCGAATCGTATAAAGGACTATGTGATGCGTTACATCTTAACTATCAAAAATACAATAATTTCAATATTATGGTAGCAGATATTAAAGAGGCGATAAAACGAAAATTTAAAGGAGAAGAAAAATGAATTTTTATATATCAGATATGCACTTTTACCATCAAAATATTCTTACTTTTGATAAGCGTCCATATAAAAACCTTGAAGAAATGCACGAAGATATGATTAAAAAATGGAATAGTGTGGTAAATAATAATGATACTGTTTATATTTTGGGCGATTTTTGTTGGAGATTAAGTGTAGAGATATGGCGTCAGATACTAAACAAACTAAAAGGACAAAAGGTTCTGATTACAGGAAATCATGACATGGCAAAGGTTAGTCAACTAAAAAAAATATTTGCTGATGTCAAACCATATAAAGAAATCAAAGATGGCGATGATATAGTGATTATGAGTCATTTCCCTATGCCGTTTTATAAACACAGTTTTTCTGATAATGTATATATGTTATATGGACACGTACACACCACCAAAGAGAATGAACTGATGGACGAGGTTATATCGCTAATTAAAAAAGCAGATATGGGAAACAAAGCAAAACTATGTAATGTTGGTTGCATGATGCCGTATATGAATTATACACCACAAACATTAGAAACAATTAAGAAGGTTATAGATGATAGAATGTAAATGTAAAATTCATAAACAGATTTTTCAAAAAGATGATTTTTGTATATTGTCTTGTAAACCTATGGAAGAGGTTGCTGAACTGCAAGTTAATAAATATGGTACAATTACAGTATTAGGAGAATTATCTTTTTTAAATCTTAATAAAGAATATACTTTGCGTCTTGTTGAAGGAGATAGATACAAAGGCGAACAGCAATACAAAGTTGTTTCAGTAAAGGAGTTTGAAATTGAAGATATTGAAAGTATGACTCCGGAGGACAACTACCGTGTATTGTGTGAAATTACAACGAAAAATCTTGCCAATACAATTCAAAAGGTATATCCCGACTATTGCAAAAGAATATTGCTCGGACAAGAGGTTGATACGGGTAAAATTAAAAACGTAAAAGATTTCCGGTTTAGCGCACACGTTAGATTGCTTAATGAAAAGTTTAGATACCATAAGATTATGATAGATTGTGAAAAATATAAAATCAAACTATCAGAAGCAAGAGATTTATATAATTACTGTTGCGTAGTAAAAGGAGATAAAAAGCCATTAGATATATTAGAAAAATCACCTTATTTTGCATTGATTAATATATGCAAACGAAATTTCAAGAGTGCTGATTCCCTAATTTTGTCTGTTAACCCTAAAATGATTGATAGCGATGATAGATGTTTGTTCTATATGTTATATATATTGTCACAAAATGAAATGAAAGGCAATACATATATGAATGCTGTTGGTATGGCAGAACAACTTGATAGTATGGTTATGCCTAAAGCAAAAAAAGTTGCAGAAGAAAGTGGTTTAATTTACTATGACAAAAAAACTAATGATATAGCGAGAATGGTAACATATTATAGTGAATTAAGTATTGCTGATTTTATCTGTAAACTGCTAAAACATAATACGGAATTGGATTTAGACTATCAGAAATTTGATAATATTCAACATGGTAAAATCCAATTGACTGATGAACAGATTAATGTACTTAAACAATTCTGTAAACATAATCTATTAATTCTTGATGCGAAGGCTGGCTCCGGAAAAACAACTGTAATGAAATCATTGATTGATATGTGTGATGCTTATAAAATGGACTACGCATTGTTTGCACCGACAGGGAAAGCGGCGAAGAGGCTATCAGAATCAACAAATAGAAACGCTACAACAATCCATAGAGGGACACACATGGGGACTATTGGGATTGATACCGATGTTGTTATTGTAGATGAAGCAAGTATGTTAAATCTTTCAACTGCATCTATGTTGTTCAACTCTATTCTTAATAAATATTCTGTTCGTGTTTTGCTTGTCATGGACATAGAACAGTTGCCGCCGATTGGCATAGGAAATATTGCGAGAGAAATGATTAACAGCAACATGATACCGATGTGTACATTAACCAAAGTGTTTAGATTTGCATCTGGTGGAATGACCGCTGTTACCACATTAAGCCGTAGCGGAACACCATATCTTGATATAAATGACATGAGAGACAATATCATTCTCGGCAAAGAAAAAGACTACGAATATAAAAAGTTTACTGGCGATGTTAATGAAATTATAAACACTTATATGTCATACATTAACAGTGGCGTAAACCGTGAAGATGTAGTTGTTTTGACACCACGAAATGTAGGCGAATATGGAACATATAACATTAACAATTTGATTCAAGAAAAAATCAATCCTGTTCATAAGGGAGAACAGATATTTTCTCGAAAGATTAAGGGAGAAAATGTTGAAATCAAGTTTCATGTCGGTGACTTGGTTATGGTGACAAAGAATAATTATAAAATGGTTTCTTTAAGATACCATAAGATTCTATTGAATAATAGGGCTATTACACAAGACGATGTGCCGCATACAAGCGTATTTAACGGTGAAATGGGTGTAGTGGTTGGAATGGATAATGAAGGAATGCACGTTTCTATTAACGATGAAATTATTGTATTTTATCAGAATGATATTAACAATCTGTTGCTTGGATATTGCACTACGATATATAAGTTTCAGGGTAGCCAGATTCCATATCCTATCATTCTAACACTAAACGCCCACCGTTCGCAGTTAAGCAAAAACTTGTTATATACAAGTCTTAGCAGGGGGCAAAAAAAGGTTATAGAGATTGCTAATAGAGATGCTATTGACTATTCGCTAAACCATTTAGTGTTAGATGAAACTAAGAACAAACTATGTGAATATATAAAGGAGGTATACGCCGATGAAAGCAGAGCATCAGTCCTTACTGACAGAGAACTTGGGTGCGGCGATTCAGTGCATGAATAACTTGGGAATTTCTGATGATGAGATTCGTGACGAATTATTGGTATTGCTATGTGAAAACATTCATAAGTACGATGAGAAACGGGGAAGTATATCTACATTTATATATTATGTAATTCGTAACGGATTTTACAACCAGAGCAGATTAAGGCGATATGACAAAAGAGTAATTAATGAAGTAGCAGGTAGTATAGAAACAGGAACCGTTAATGGTGTGCCGCTTGTTGATGTTATAGGGCAAACAGAAAACAATATTGACGCATATGTATTGTGCGATTCAATCATGCAAACATTAACAGAGCGCGAAGTTAAAATCATTAGAGCAAAAGTACAGGGATATACGAATAAAGATATTTGTAAAATTTGTGATTGTTCACCACAAAATGTATCAAATCTTATGAACAATATACGAAAAAAATTGATTCGAGCCGGTATATATAACTGAAAGGCAGGAAAACGTGGATAAAAACAATCTTATACTACTGATTGGAGCGTCTGGAAGTGGCAAGACCGCATTAGCAAATATTTTAAGCGAAATGTACGAATGTAGAGTAGTAAACTCTTATACGACAAGACCTAAAAGATACGCAGACGAAAAGGGGCATACATTCATTAACAGTTTTGAATTTAGCAAACTGAAAGACCTTTGTGCGTATGCGGTGTTTGATGGATATGAATATGGCGCAACAAAAGAACAGGTTGACAATTCAGATATATATATTATCAATCCTAAAGGTGCAGTAGACTTTATAAAAACTTATACCGAGGAAATGAACGGCAAAACACCTCTTAGAGTTATAATTTTAGACGCAGAAAAAGACACAAGGTTGTGTCGCATGATTGCTCGTGGTGATTCTATGGAAAAAGCAACACAAAGAATTGCTAATGATAATATAGAATTTAGTCAAGATAACATTGACAAAGTAGAAAAAATATGTTATAATAAAGACATTCCTTGTTTCCATTTAGACGGAGATGATGATTTGTTAGTAAATGCAAACGTTATATTACATTATATAAAAGGGAAAGGAATTATATGAAGGTAGAACAATGGTTAGGAAAAGACAACACGCTGGGTATTGATATTTGGGAACGTAAATATCAATATAACAACGAATCATTTGATGAGTGGCTCGACCGTGTTAGCGGAGGTGATGCAAAATTAAGACAGATAATATCAGAAAGAAAGTTTCTGTTTGGCGGTAGAGCATTGGCAAACAGAGGCACAAACAAAAAAGGTTCTATGTTTAATTGTTATTCTTCTGGTTATGCACCGGATAACATAGAAGGGATAATGCAGTTAAACACTAATCTTGCACTTACATATAAAGCCCAAGGAGGGCAGGGAGTTTCATTAAGCAAGATAAGACCTAAAGGCACTCCAATTGGAAACGAGTTTAAGTCCGATGGTATTGTGCCTTTTATGGAGATATTTAATGCTACTACATCAAGTATATCGCAGGGTGGAGCAAGAAAAGGTGCTTTAATGATATCACTTGATATTATGCACAAAGAAGCAGAAACTTTTATTACAATTAAGTCTAACGAAGATAAAATTACTAAGGCTAATCTTTCATTAGAAATCGATGATAGGTTTATGGAGGCTGTCCAGAAGTATTACGATTGTGGAGAGACAATAACTATTCATGAATCCAGAGAATACAATGGACACCATATAGAATATGATGTTGTACCGATTAAACTCTATAAACTGATGGTAAAAACGGTGTATGATTGGGGAGAACCCGGTTGTATATTTACAAACCGTTTTAGAAATTATAATTTAATGGAATTTGATGATGATTATCAGATAGAAACCTGTAATCCATGTGGTTAGCGGCGCTTGCCTCATGTAAAAAATTCCGTAAAATCGGTGAAGGCTAAGTCGACAGATATGCTAATACCGAGTTTCTACCGCCACCACGGGGAAATGTAACGCATAGGCGGTGAGCGTTATGGAAGCAATAACCCGCCCAAGAGTACGGAACATTAAGTATATGATAATATATAAAGCAACAAATTTAATAAACAACAAAATATATATTGGACAAACTATTAACACATTAGAACATAGAAAATCACAACATTTACGTGATGCAAGATTACGACCACGTAATATATATTTTCATAATGCGATTCATAAATATGGCGAAGAAAACTTTGTGTTTGAAGTCATTGATACAGCAAACAGCATAGAAGAACTAAACAACAAAGAAGAGTATTGGATTAAATTTTACAATTCCACAAACAGAAAATATGGATATAATTTAGATAGCGGCGGCAACAACAACAAAAAGTCTGAACGCACTAAAAAATTAATTGGTCAAAGCACAAAAGACAGATGGAAAGACCCAGAGACAGCATTGAAAATGCGTAATGGGTTGCGCAAAGGAACGGAAACACAAAAGAAAAATAAAAAACGTGTAGATTTTATATGTCCTTATTGCCATGCCGTTATAAAAGTTACGCCAAGCGTTGCACGAAAAAGAAAATGCTGTATAAACTGTTTGTCAATCTACATATCGCAACACGCAAATAAGGAAAAAATTAGTGCGGGCGTTAGAGCGCATAACGAGGTTAGATTCAAAGCGATTCGTGAAGATGCTATAAAGTGGTGTGTTGAACACAAAGAAAAAGTTTTAAATTGTCCGTATAATAAAATTATCACAAATCTTCAACCAATGTTAGATATTTTAAAATGTAAGCATGGTGTCAATGATATACGCACATTGTGTAACAGTTTTTATGTAAACGGTCGCAAAGATTTGTTGACAACACTAAAGAGTATACTTAATGAAAATATATGCTGAACTGGTCTGAACTGACAGACGTATCCCGCTATGTAGGCTATGTGGGTATGGGAGAAATCCCCAGAAGTAAAGGATAAAAAGCCTTTACGATAACATTAAGGAACAGCCGCTCAAAAAAAATGCGTGCTGTAATCTTGGTTCGTTAAATTTATCTGAATTTGTCGAAAATCCATATACGAAAAAGGCAGAATTTAATTGGAATAGTTTTAGAGAAGCAATAAAGATTGCTGTAGAAGCACTTGATAATATTATTGACGAAAATCTAAACAATCATGCCTTAAAAGAACAGGCTGAAAATTCTAAGAATTATAGAAATATTGGTTTGGGTATTATGGGATATGCCAATGCTTTGTTTAAACTTGGTATAACTTACGGTTCAAAACAGGCTATTTATTTCACGGAAGAATTATTTTCAGAACTACTTCTTAATGCATTGAAAAGAAGTCTATCACTTGCCAAAGAAAAAGGTGCTTTCCCTAAGTGCAAACCAGAAAAAATAGTTGATAGTAGTATTGTGCAAAACTTATATCATGAAGGCATATTAGATGAAGATGATTTTGATGAGTTGAAAAAATACGGTCTAAGAAATTGTTCGCTGATTTCTATAGCGCCAACTGGGTCAATTGGCACCATGGTCGGAGTATCAGGCGGCTGTGAGCCTGAGTTTGCACTAAGTTATAAGCGTAGAACCGACAACCTTAAAGAATCATACGATGTTTACTGTAAGTCTGTAAATGAATATTGGGAAATGACAGATGATATTGTAGACAAAGGGAATATTGATAGCCTGCCTAAATATTTTGTAACTTCTGCTGATGTATATTGGAAAGACAGAATAGACATCCAATCAGTAATGCAGGACTATGTAGACACAGCCATTAGTTCAACAATTAATTTGCATCAAAGTATTGACATTAAAGAAGTAGAGCAAATATATTTATATGCTTGGAGACGAGGATTGAAGGGTGTGACCATTTATCGGTCTGGTTGTGCAAGGGAAGGGATTCTTATTGCTGAACCAAAAGATAAAAAAGATGATAATGACAAAACTAAACCTACAACAAATAATAAACTAAATCGTGGCGATATTATTTGTGTAGATGACGATTTGGTAGGTGCAAAACGTAAACTAATTAGCGGTTGCGGTTCGTTGCACTTCGAGGTTTACTTTGATGAGTTGACCGCAGAGCCAATGGAAACATTTATCAATATTGGAAGTGGTGGAACGTGTGAAAGAAATATGCAATTAATTTCAAGACTGATTTCAACGGGATTGCGTAGTGGCGTGCCTGTTGAATATATAATTGACCAGTGCAAATCCATTAAACCTTGTCCTGCATATGTAGCACGAACTAACAAATATGGTGACACGTCAAAAGGTTCAAGTTGTCCATCAGCAATTGGTTTTGCTTTGGAAGAATTATGCCAGAAAATGAAAGAATTGTACGGCGATAACACTGATGATATATACAATGTTATTACAACATCAGTAAGCGCAGAACCTAAACATGAAACTCGACCGAAAGAGGAAGAATATCATGAATGCCCAGAATGCGGAGAAAAAACATTAAAGTTTGAAAGCGGATGCCAATGTTGTATAAACTGCGGATATTCTAAATGCGATTAGAATAAATTAACGCACACAAGGTTTTTAGCGATTTTATTTTACTAAGCGATTAGTTTATCAAGAAATATATTTTCCTTGCTTAAAATCTTGTGTGCGTGATTCTATCAAAAGGATTGGAGGGTAGACAGAGTGAAAATAGGTGTTGATATAGACGATGTGCTACTTGACACTTTAGAAAGTTGGTTAGGTACATTCAATCACTTAACAGGGTGTAATTTAAGAAAATTTGAGGTAAAGGATTGGGATATTACAAAATTTATCCCCCCAAGATACCATAATTATATCTATGGTATTCTATTTATGCCGTCAATATGGAAAGATGTAGAGCCAATAAAAGGTGCACAACGAGCCTTAGAAAAACTTAACGAAGAACATGATGTATATATCATTAGTGCAAGTAGCGTTTATACTGTATTAGCAAAATGGGAAAAATTTGAAGAATTGTTTCCATTTATAGATATAGAAAAACAAGTGATTCTTTGTTCAGATAAAAAACTGATAAATGTAGATGTTATGATAGATGATAAATATGAGAACCTAAAAAAAGGTGATATTGTTTTTACACAACCCTACAATGAACAGTTTGACAACGAAAAAGACGGAATTATTAGATGTAATGATTGGAAAGATATTTGTGAATATCTTAATATTGACATAAAGGAGAAAGAGAATGATTTCTTTTGAACTAATTTCTAAAGAGCAGTTTGCAAATGATTGTCCGATAGGCGATTATGATAAAATTAAACTTCCTGTTCGTGCTACAGACAATTCTGCTGGATATGACTTTTATATGACGCAAGATGTTACACTATCACCAAAAGAGTCTGTTGTTATACCAACAGGGATTAGATGGTATACCGATGGTCAGTTTTTTCTGATGATTGTTCCCCGGTCTGGACTCGGATTTAAATATCAATTAGGACTTGCAAATACTGTGGGTATTATTGATGCAGACTATTATAACGCTGATAACGAAGGACATATTATGGTAAAACTGGTAAATAATGGTGACAAACCCGTTAGTATCAAACAGGGCGAAAGATTTTGTCAGGGCATTATCATTCCGTATTTGACTCAAACATATGACAGTATTTTGTCCAACAACAGAACGGGAGGTTTTGGTTCAAGCGATGAGTTGGATTAAACAAAAATTAAATAAATATTCTTTTCTAAATATTATATTTATTCTTTGTATGGTCGTAGCAACTATATATGTATATATCTGTATGAGCCATGTTATAGGCTATGTTATGTCATTTCTTACTTTCTTTACCGTTATATTCTCATTTGGTTATTTTGGTTATTAGTCTCTTATATAAAATCGTAAAAAAGGGAGAATTAAATCTCCCTTTTTCTTTATTCTTTATGCAGTTTCATTTTCATCGTCAATGGCATCAGGTTCAATTTCTACTGAGTTTCCGTCTTTCAGTCCACCTGTAGACGGGTCTACAAATACACCGAGAACAGCCATGGCAACAGTAACAAGCAAGAACGGATTATAAAGCAATCCTTTAAACGCATCAATAACAGATTGCCATGTGGTGAGCGTAGTTGCATCTACACCCATAGCAGTAAAAATAACACCAAGCAAACCAACCCAAAAGTATGGATTTTTAAATCTCTTTGTCATATCATCTCACCTCTCTATGAATATGCTTTGAAATATCCACCCGATTCAACGGATTTAGCCTTGGACAAACCTATTTGCTCTTCGTCAAAGTTTGGCAACGATATATCCTCTGCGAACAATTCTGTATCAGATGCGGCTTGCCATTTTGAAAAGAACGATAGTTTTATGTTTTCCAATTTCGGACACCAACTAAACATAGAATCGCACTGTCCACTTATAAAACCAAAAAACCGCACAGTAACAAGGTTATCACATTCTGCAAACGCATAACTTCCGTTATATATATTAGTATGCCCTAAATCAATTTTTGTAATAGATTTACAATTGTGAAACATATATTCGCACGAAAAACCGCCACTATCTGAATTATTTTCTAAAAACTCATCAGGTAAACTTATCAACGATTTACAATTAGCAAACATATAGTTCATGTTATTGGTTGTTTTTCGTCCCATTATAGGTTTATCAGAAACAGTTTCTAAGTAAATACAATTCTCAAACCAACCTCTAAATGTACTAACATAGTCCATATTCAAACTATTAAAAGTAACCTTCTTAATCTGTTCCTTATAGATTAACCATGGAGCGGTGCTTATATTACCAAAATAAATAGCATCTGGTTTTACATAACCGAGTTTAGACGCACCGTATTTTCCCGCCTCGTCTTTAAAGAATGACAATTCTCCTACGGCATTGAGTTTTGCATACCACTCATAACCTTGAATAGTATATGAAAATCCAGCAGAAACAGTTTTTCCTTCTGAGGTTGTACAAAATACAGCCAAATATCTAACATCGCCCGGACTACCGGGGTTATTAAAAAGTAACGGGTGTGCAGTATACTTAACCTCTCTGCCAGTATTCAAACCGACATATTCTATTTTGTCACTACCTGTAATAATCGTACCATCGCCTTTATTTTGAGGAATGTGGTTTGTATTATATACCACGGTGAACGACACATCAAAAACTTTCTCGTATTTATCGTTAAATCTGTTTTGGTATGAATAAGGCATACACTCTACGGTAAATTTTAAGTCGGCGGTAGGCATTTTAGGATATTGTATATCTTTAATCCTGACATAAAAATTAGTATCTAAATTTATTTTGCCATATGCGGTAGTAGAACCAATCAATTACTCACCTCCCCGTGTACATAAAATTGCTTGAATTTTAACCTTTGCAGTATTAGACGATGAATATATTTCAACTACTCCGTCTTTCGTTTGACATACAGGGGCGATTAAATTCATATCAGTGTTCGTCTCGTCAAAAATAACATTTGCAACCCAATTAGCGTCAATGCCTTGGCAGGTAATAATAATGCGATATGGGTATAATCCCGTTACAGCGTTATTGTCTGTAACCTCTACCCATGTACCAACAGAAGAAGGTGTAAATGTTATTGTTTGCTGTTTTCCTAAACTGTTCAGTTTGGTTCTTACAGAAGATGCGCTATCTCCATTGTTTATATCTGTCCATATAAACGGCATTTTGTATCACCTTCTTTCTGTTACTCATTAGTAAATCCGATTTCACCGAACGCATTCAAAACTTCTTGGTCGATAATTTTATCAAAGAAGTTTTGAATTGTAACAATACCTTGTGTATTTGTTTGTATAACCAACAACTTGTCTGTATCACTTATACTACTTGTATTAAATTGCAATAATTCTTGTAACGGTTTTGCAGTTATCGCCATATTGCACCTCCATTCTATATTAACGAGTATACCTCGTAGTTAATATTGTTCCGTCTTTTAGTGCTAAATATTCTCCGTCTTTGTCTGTAATCGCATCATGCAACTTTCTTGCCGAATCGTCATAAAAGTTATATGCTCCTGCGCCCGATACAGCAAAACCAACCAAATATCCGTTAGCCGCATCAGATGTGAATGTTAATGTATCTTCAATATATCCGTATGTTTGCGCTTGGTCAATAGACGGGTCGATAACATACATTCCCACAACAACACCATCTTCAAGATATTTTGGTTTATGGTCTGAATTGAATACATAAACCACATGATTGCGTTTATCCCATGTATTATATATCGGATAGTTATTTTCATTGATTGCATCAATCATAAATGTGATTTTGCAATTATAAACATATCGACTACCGTTATATGTAACCGTAGGATTCTCCATATTAAAATCGCTAATCTGTTGCGGCTGTATAAATTGTGCTTTATTTGCGTTTGTATATCCCCACATTACTTATACCTCCGGCTTGATTAAAAATCCAACAATGTTTATATTAGTGTTCGGTTTATATTTACATCTTATTGTCAGTTTTGATATCGGTGAATCGGTAACAGTTACAGTATAAGACTCTGTTAAAAACTTAATATAAGTCATATTGTAAAATATTACGCTTACAAGATATTTCTGATATTGATTCGTCAATGAAAACGGAAGTGTAATTTCTTGATAATAATCATTTGTTGATGCCGTCCATGCGCTACTCGGTGCAACAATAGAGGCATTAACAAACAATGTTTGCATTTTTCCCAAATCGTTTATTTTTTCGGTTACAGGAATTGCAAGTTCATTATTATAAATGTCTTGCCATATTGCCATATCTATTACACCTCCTTATTTTCCAATTTTATCTGCAATTTTTAGACAAGCCTTTCCGAACAACCCGTCACGGGTTAATTTATAATGTTTCTGAAATTTTAATACTGCCTTTTCGGTTTTGCCGCCATAAATACCATCAGCAGAGCCGCATTTATAGCCGTGTTTATTCAGCCATTTTTGCAAAGTTTTAACCTTAGTACCCTTATCGCCAACAGTAAAATATCCACGTTTTGGCAATTGAATACCGCTTTTGCTCTTTACGGCTTTCTTTGTTTCTTTTGTAACTGTAACTTTAACATTGTCTTTGGTTCTGAATACATAAAATTGTCTATCCGCTATGCTTGCCTTTTTATCAGATAGTTTGTGAATATATGGGAATTTACTATTCAGAACAGCCTCGGCAATATAACCATTACCAGTATAAATATATGTGTGTCCTCTTCCTGTCGTAATATTCTTATATACGATAATATCGCCACGTTTAAGTTTTGATTTATCACCTGTATATTTTATTTCAACAAATTTACCACTTTCTCTAAGTGATTTAATCATACTACTGAGATTTAATGAACATTTGCTATAAACACCACTTGCACGAACAACGGTACCTACGAACCTATCACAAGCCGCTCCGACTCTAACGCCGCCACCATAACTCATGCCTTCTTGCCAATGTTTTTTATAATATTTGTCATAAGCATTCATAAACGCTTTGGTAGGTTTACTTGTTCCGAGTTGCGCCCACTTAGTAAATGCCTTAGATTTACTATACCCATATTCGTAAATCTTTTTATCTGTTCCTTGTTTATGCGCTAAAGACTCTGCTTTTCGAGCAATCTTTTCAGCATTAGACAAATCAGTTTCTTTTATGTAACAAGAACAAATCCATGGAATAAGCCCCTTCATGGTGGTTTCGTATGCAAACCAACCATCGTTATGTCTGCCGCCTGGGTCATGCATCTTTAAATAATGTTTTCCGTTTTTTTCTTTATATCCTGAAATCGCTAAAAAATGCCCTTCAGAAGTCCATGTCACGCCGCCCCTTGTTCCTGCACGAAACAAAATGACCGCCCTGCGTCCACCTTTAGCCATTTCATTAAAAAAGTCTTGCATAGTATTATGTACGGTTACGGCGAAACCATAATCTTTTAGACACGCAGACACACCACTCCATAGCGTTCCTGCACCACGAATGGCAAATCCTTTTTTTACCATGTAGTTTCTTATGGTTTTAGGCGTAACATTTTTATGTTTAGGGTGACTTGCAATAACGTCAGCACAAGCCGTTGCCCCACAACCGCTACCACTCATGTAATATGGTTTAGATGGATAAGTTAAACCACCCCATCTTGAATCTGCTTGTCTAAATGTTTTAACGGTCGAAATATCGTAATTCACTATTCCACCTCCAAAACATCATCGTCTACTGGCTCAGTATAAATAAAACCATTAGACTTCTTTTCTGCCTTTTTATATCTTGTATATCCTGTACCCTCACAAGCCTCTTGTGTAAAATTGTTATTCTTATACATAGCGCAATAGCCAAATATAAAAATATTGACAATAAGAATAATAAATTTTACAATATTGTTGTCGGTTTGAAATATGTTGAACAACATACAAGTGTCAAAAGCACCTGTCAAGAATACAAGAATCGTTCTAATCTTTGTTCCAAAATCCATATATTCACCTCATTTACGCATCTTCTATCGGAAACATAACTGAATATCCCCAATAAGGCGTTGCGGTAGTAGAGTATAAACTAACACTACCATCAGTGTCTATCAATCCTGTAAAGTCTGCCGTACCGCCTTTTGCCGTAGGTGTAAAATATACACTATTACTTGGTCTTAAAGCCACAGGCAATGTACCTACTGTTTTATATTCGCTCCCTACAGTTATGTTGCCACCCGAATTGCCGCCGCCATATGGCGAATCACCAAATACAAATACGTACCCATTTTTTTTAACATATTTACAAAAATTTCCATTTATAGTTACTACGCCTGAATCTACCACTTTAGATTTAATTGTAGCAATATCACTCAATACAGTATTCAAACAAGACGCTATAAATAAAAAAAGATTTTTTAATGTATTCATTTTGTTTATCACTCCTTAACCGGAAATGATGTCGAGCATTCCCATACATCTGTAGATTCTTTTGCCGCCAAATACACATTACCCGTTTTATCAATTCTTCCATATCCGGTCAAATATTCGCCGCTATCCATATTTTCGGCATGAAATGAAAAAGTAAAAGTTTCTTCCGGTCGATAAGAAGCCGGTAAATTTGTTACGGGCGTTGCATTATGTAAAGAAGTAAGCAACTCATAACCTACTTCTTGTGATTGCATTGTAACTGTTACAATTCCATTTTTTTTGCGATAATTGCCCAAAAGCATTGTACCAACATTTGGACTATTAACTATAATATCTTGCCAATCACTATCTGAAAAATGATTGTTTAACTTTTGCATATCACCATTAATAGAAACTAATTTCGTTTGTATAAACAAAAGTAGTTTTTTGAATACCTCCACTCTATCGCCTCCCTTTTTTATTAAATTCGCCCTATTCTAAACGCCGATATAGTATTTTTTTCGGCAGTAGATTTCATACTTGATGAACCTTGTACGCTAAGTTCTGTATTGTCATTCTCTATATATGCAATTGCAACCGAATTTAATGCGGCATAGTTTTTTTTAGAATTATATACTCTGCTTCTGGCAAGCAAGGTATCACCGGCATAAAGGTCTAAACTTATGTTGCGTTCTGCCGTAGTGTCTCCTGTATCAAAAAACCATTGTCCGACAATAAGATAAATGCCTTTATAGACACGAACCGACGCACCTTTGATATGTGTATTTATATTTGCAGTAGTAATAGCAGTATTTGTTGTTGCTGTCCAATATGTTTGATTTTGGACTGCTTGCTGAACATACTCGTTGCCCAGATAGGCAAACGCATGGTTAATCCCATCACTTGTAACCGGATTACTACTCCCTGCTTTCGGAATAGTATCAAAAGTTAATTTATCCTGTTTATTATTTAGCGAATTTGTCAATGTTTGCAAACTGTTGTTAATTCTTTGCAACATATCTGCTATAAATTGTAAAATTCTATCTAACATATGAAAATACTCCAATCAAAAAAACATATTCACATAAAAATATATTACAATTTTTATGTGAATATGATAAATTTTATAAGTTATCAGTCTTTGAATTTTGTTGCCATTGTTATTCCTCTATGCTACCCTCTTCCATATGTATACAGTTAAATACGGTGGCATATTTTTACCTTCTCCGCTTACTCCCGAGTCGCTAATTCCCGGCGTTGCGAATGACGTATAATTAGAAAAATCTAAATTCGATTCTTGCGCGGAACTCGCTCCGCTTGTGCCTAAAATCGCGTATCGCCCAGCGGAAGAAGAATCAGTTTTTACTTTTGTTCTTGAAACGTTAACATTTTGTTTATATTCCATAAAACCATATCGTTTTCCGTCAGAAGGGCTGTGCGCGTGCGAAGACTGCCCGTGACTGTGACGTACTACAACAGCGTCAGCAGAGCCATCCATTTTTCCGGCATCATACGTTGAGCCTGCCGCCAAAAGGAAGCGATCCTGTATGCGCTCCCATGTACCGCCGAAAAGCGTGGCTGGGCTGGTGCTATTAACTGACATATAAATAGAGCCAACGGGGTAAACCGAACTAAGGCTTACCCCACCGCCGCTATGTGCATCGACATATGCCTTAATTGCATTCCAAAAACGGGATAACCCCGCCTTGTCAAGATAACTGCTCATAACCCCTCCTACTGCGCTACGATAGCGTCAATCTCAGAGTTTGTGATTGGAGAAACGCCGCTTCCGTCAGTGAGTCTGACATACTGCGAACCTGTCCATCTCCACTGTGTATTCTGGTATTCTCCGGCGTCTTTCACGGTTCCATTCTCATCGAGTCCGACAATAACATAAATTTTTCCAGTTTCTGGATTAAAATTTGTAGGATTGTTGTCATCAAACAGCCAATTAGAGCCGTTACTCTGAGTTGAATCAATTAAAACCTCGATAACATCGTCCACATAGGACGGAAGGTTCTTAGCGGCGATGATTCCCGATGAATCTATTGACAGTTTGTCAGCGTTTGGAATTGTGCCCTGCTTTTTATTTAATTCCGTAAAAATATTCAATGAAGCGGTGTCAATAGCCTGCTTTATGCCATTACTTGTAACCGGATTCGAGCTAGCAGACTTTGGGCTGTCATCGAATGTCAATTTATCTTGCTTTGCATCAAATATACTAGCAAAATAATCATTTATCTGCGTAAGAGCCTCAGCCACGCCGCCGCTTGTTACGGGATTTGTACTGTTCTCAGTCGGCGTACTATCGAACGTCAACTTATTCTGTTTTGCATCAAGAGCCGATTTAACACCGCCACTCGTTACTGGTTTTGTACTGTTTGCAGTCGGCGTACTATCGAACGTTAATTTGTCCTGTTTTCTCGAAATCGTAGAATTCACCGAATTGAATTTTGCCGCTACGGTCGAATTTTTAATCGGATTGTTAGATGTGATTGACAGTGTAGAATCAACCGTAATATTTGCCGATTTGTTCGTTACAACAGATGTTCCGTTTACCTTAACATCTGTCACCTTGTTTGCATTAGTTAATGCGGCATCAAGTCCCGTTACATCGGCAGTCGTGTGCGTATGGCTCGCTTTTGCAAATGTAGCCTTAATCTTCTGCCAAAAATATAACAATCCATCGTTATCCAGATATTTACTCATTTCAACATTTCCTCCAATTCACTGTTAGACAATGTGGTCATTTCACGCTGAATATCGTAATCTTCACATTGTTTATCTCCCATCACACTGACACCATTTATCGTAGGAATATTTAACAAATCATTATAATTATTAGTTCCTGCAATCGGAGGCGTTGTTCCCCCCGGCTGTCCTGTTCCTGTCATACCTAAATTCAAATACTTATTAATTGTCTCCTGACTAATTTTACAATCTAAAATAATATCGGTTAAATTAACAGAGTCATTATTATAAATGTCACCATTCATAATAACATCGCCATTAAATTTATAAGATTGACTTTTACCTACTCTATATGCTATATAGCCATTACCTGTATTGCCGCCAATACTTTTTACAATTACGCTATCCCCTACAACTATTTTGTCAATAGTCTTACTAATAATATGTGGATAGACTGTATCGCCGCCGTATATTTGTATATCATAAGTATTATCGCCATTATCTTTGACTATTTGTGCAAAATTAGTAACTTCTATATTTGATAATTGTTTTTTTGCTTCTTGATTGGCAACTGTGCGGATTGCCTCTATTGCCTCTTTTGCAGTTGTTAACAAATAACATCGCCCCCTTCTTTATGTATAATACGGCAATGTTGCTATATTAGTACACTGAATACTAATTTTGCTATCAACCGACAAAGGAATTGAAATAGATTGAATTATGAATCGCTCATCGCTAAAAACAAGATTAGGGTCTGTAAGAGATATACAATTATTTACATCTAAATGAATCATATATGTTGATTCTATTGTAATTGTATTTTCGAGAATTGATATTTTATTTAACTCGTATCTCGCTCTTTGGTTTGCAAGGTCTAAATTATATATGTTAGAATCACTAATATACAACACCCTACGTCCTATTTTATTAATTCTGGTAGGAGAATAGGGGTTAGTATTCTCAGCGACAGCAACATAGACGTTTTCGCCGTTTGCGTTTGCCCCCACGACAGTAACACTGTTTTTTACCTTAGAAAATTCATAGGTGGTTGTGCTACTTAAATACTCTGCTTCCTCACTATCATAATCCCATAAAACAGGTTTTGTTACATGAGAAACATTTTGCACGCCACTACGCACTGTTAAATTGCCATTAACATCATACCAAATATCGCAAGCAATCATATTCGCTAAATCAATCAGCATATTACCAATAGAATCATTGGCATCTTTTGTGAGCATATATGTAGTTTTAGCATCGCTGTAATTTGTATCGAATATCAAAGGTTTTACATCAATAGGTACACCATTTCCGTTATCTAAAAACAACATAGATTGCATGGCACGTTTAATGCTTGTTCCCTCTTTGATTAAATATGTTGTTTCTAATGTTCCCCCTAATGTGCCATCAAGTAAAGCAAATTTATCAACGCAAGTTAATTCAATAACTGCCTCAGATAAACTATGTTTTGCTTGCGGTGTTGATATAACAAATATTCCCGCAGAATGATAAACTGTATCGCCATTACTTAAACGAATACCTAATTCTAATTTAAATTTTGTGTCCAACCAAATGCTCGAAGTTCCGCTCGGTGTAAATCTGCCATCAGAATTATTTAACGAAAAATTCAGACTCCTTCGTTGTCCTTGATTATAGTTAATAGATAAACTTCCATTACCTAAAATCAAATAGTCCGTAATATCCTCCCTAAATTCTTCTGTCTTATATAACATACTCAATCGGAATGTCGGCTGTATAGTTTTATCTTTAATGTGCTTTTGATATATAGAAGGATTGTATTGATTAAACAAATATGTACTCATAACAAATCATTCCTCCTATCCTATAATGCTACCAAATTTACTTGTATCTACCACCTGTGTAAAATTAAAACTAACCGTAATCATTTGCTCTCTTGCGTTGTCTTGAACCGTGAAAGAATTTCCCGTAGTTTGCACAATTAAACAATTTCCTTTTCTATCTTTCAATAATTTAAGATTAGGACTATTAATAAATTCACAAAACTTATCTTGCATTTCAACCGTATCATAGTACGGCATTGATTGTATATTATTCAAATACGCAGTTAATGTACCTGTATAATAATTCTTTTCCCCTTTTGATATTTTAGGGAATTGTGTAAAATTATCATAGGTATATGTATCTATATTTTGTGTATATCCACCGCTTGTTAAATTAGTATTAAACGCCCATATACTATTTGTGTCTATACTATATACACCGTCTGTTTTTGTATCAATAATATTAGCAATACTCCAACAATCCCATCTTGTAGTTACAGACGGAAGTGTAATAGCATTCGACATATAATCTGATGTAACCGCAAAAATTACATATTGATATGTGGTTCTATTTCTGATACTGTAATCTAATAGTCCATCTTGTTCTAACAGAAAATCTCCAACATGAGTTAAAATTTTATCAGTTTCAGAATATTTATATACACTAAAATATTCAATTTCACCCAAATTAGAAGGTACATTATTCATATTGATGTTGTTATTAAAATTGTTTAGAAAACTTGTATCTCCTGTCCATTCTGGGATATAAGTTATCTTATTATGTGCATCAATCTGTGATTGAGTAGCAGTAGTATTTAATACTTGAACGTAATCAAACACCCCATTATAATTAGGACTTGCAGATGTTTCATTTATCCATACTGTATTATACGACATCTAATCACGTCCTTTCTTTCGTTGTTACGAGCATATTTCTCGGAGTTAATGTAAACTTAAACCAATGTGTAGGAATATAAGAGGCATTAATATCTTGTGCGTGCCATATATTACTATCCAAATACACCTCGTCATCAATCCACTTAAACTTTCTTGCCTGCACATCTTTTGGAGAAACAATATATTCGTCTTTACCTATAAGGTATGTTGACAATATCGCCTTGTCTCCCATGTCGTATTGAAAATTGCCTTTTTCTAAAGATGTATATGTGATTATCGTTTTATAATAAATAAATTGATAATTAACTTGGTCACAAGTCACACCATAATATTGAAACGATTTAGTATACGGTTGCATACCTTGTCCGTCCCATTGATATACCTCGTTGTTGTATGTGTACACACCGCCTACTACAGGTGGTTCGCCCTCTAAATCCCATACACCGGACACTGTGCAATTATAAATCAAGTTATCTGCGGTATTGAAATATATATCTCCCGCTTCTGGAGAAGAGGGAGCGGAAGTTGACATTCCCAACATATACAAGGGGGTTGTATAAATAGCAAATATATCATAGATATAAGTAAATAAGGGATTATCACTACTCCAACAAAAGAAAGCAGTAAAATCATCGCTAATAGTATGTGTGCCACCATTCCATGACATAGAACCATTTAATGACAAACTCGTATTGCCTACAACGGGCGTATCTTTTATGAAAGAATATTGCGTATTCTTGCCAACCTTGCCAGCAATACTTAAAAACTTAGGCATATAAATACGATTAGCAAATAGATTATATAATGTTTGTATACTCGGAACAACACCATCTATTGATACGGCTTCATATGTTATATTTATGTCATTAACACTATCTGTCAAAATCACACCATCTTGATTTTCTAATGTCAATCTAACAAAATATTTTTCCCCATTACGCAACCCATCAAACGTATGTTTAATATTGCCATGATATATTTTACCACTTGTCGATAAAACTGTACCGGATGCGTTTTCGAGCGTCCAAACATAATATTTATATGCTATATTTTCTGCTTGTGTATATGTAGCAGTAAATGTGTATTGTTTATTTGATATACTTGTAGGACGGGTATCAATATGTAATATCGGCGTTGTAGCCGTTTTAAATGCAACATCTGTACTTGTTACATAATTAGAATATATTGTATATTCATCATCTACATTGGGCGTTGTCGTAAAAGCATCTACTGTACAATCTCCGGTATCTTTGTTGTAACTATTAATCTTTACCTTTTCGCCATTTATAGAAATATACATATCAGGCTGAATTAATGCAGACAAACCTATATTGATAGATGTGTTACTATCTACAGAATTTACTACACCGTAAGTCACCCATATATCATATTCATTATGATATAATTTTACATTCCATACATAAGTATTTCCATTATCACATGAATTTTCAGTGCCTTTCTTTGGAATATTGATATTAAGTGTATCACCGCCATACAAAGATGGACTAATTAAATTATTTTCCTTCTTAAATTTAATATTTCCATTGGTATCTTTAATATATATAGAATAACCTGATACCGTACTGTTACCATCAGCATTTATAACACAACTAAATGTGTTTACATTATTTACGTCAATATCTGTTAAATGCGGCATCATATATGACGGTTCATATATCATATTTCAACCACCTTTCTTTATATTATATGGTTGTAGATATAGCCAAAACTATACCTACAACCATTACAAAATTAAACATTTACATTAACCAAATTCCGCATTTGTTTAATGAAGTCTTGCGGGTTATTTGCTTTTACGGTCACGCTATCAATATGAATATCATGGCTATCAATATTATTTTTAGACTGATTGTTCAAGAAGTCTTTCGGTGTATATTGCCCTAATTCAATCAGATTCTCTGTTAAATTATGAGGAATCACGCCATCACCACGATTAGCATAATTTAAATTGCGAGGAATCATTAACTCTCTACCGTTCTCATTAAATCTATATACCCCATTTTTAGCAATAGACGTAGTACCTGTAGCATACCCACCTACATCTTTCAATATCTTGTTTGCTTCTTCGTTCGCACGTTTAGCGATTGCAATATTTTCAATAGATGCCGCAATATATTCTTTAGAAAAATTATCTAAAGTTTGTTCTTGCCCCATAAAAATAATATCTTCTATGGTTTTTCCGTTCAGTTTTGCCTCTATTTCTGCACGTTGCACTTGTCGTTCAATCGCATTTAGTTTATCATTCCATTGTGATGCTTCTGCGCTCTTGCGTGGGTCATTGACATATCGCCATTGTCCATCTTCAAAGACTTTAATCTTTTCGTTTTGTGCTTCTTCTTTTTGTGCCTCTTCTTGTCTTTGTTGTGCATAAAACTGTAAAGCCTCTAATTTGGCACTTAAAGCCTCTTGTTCAGCATTAACCTCTGCGTCTTTTGCTGTATGAATTTGTTCCCTAAACGTATTCCAATCAATTTGCCCCTTTTGATAAGCATCAGTGGCGGTTTCAATCAATTGTTCAGAATACTGTTGAGCAGTAATCATACCATAATTTAATTTAGAAGATAATTCATCAAAAACCGCAGACCATACTTCGGACATCTTTTCCGCTCCCTCTTTCGAGGTCATAATGCCCTTGTTGACATTATCTTGAATTTTCCCAATGAGATTGTTTGAAAATTCTGAAAGTCCTATAGTACCCTTTTTGAAAGCCTGCGTTTGTTCTGTAGTATAATCTTCTAATACAGTTTTAAGTGCATCATAGGCATTTCGTTGTTGGTCACGGAACGCTTCGTATGTAATTTGTCCTGCTTTATATGCCTGATTAGCATAAGAAAGAACAGAATCGGCATATTGCTGTGCAGAAACCGCCCCATAACTATATTGATTAGACATTTCACTGAAAGCAGTTTCCCATATAGTAGCAATTTCTTCACTGGCGTCCGTGGCGCTTAAAACACCTTTTTTCTGCGCATCGTTAATTGCCTGAATATTGCTTTGTGCAAACTGTCCTACAGTCATGTTGCCCTTTTGCAACATAGCGGTATTATCTTTGATGAGATTGTCCATCTTGTTTTTGGAATCTTCAATCATTTCCTCTTGTGCCGATTCCATATACGAACGATATTCATCATAAGTAATTTTCCCTGCTTTATAATAAGCGGTCGCTTTTTGCGTCATTACCTTATAATAAGCATCTGCATCAATCGTGCCATCTTCATACCGCTTGCGTTGTTCGTCAAGCGCATTCTTCGCAATCTCGGACATCATGTCTGCGTATTCATCGGCAGACAATGTTTTATTTTTATATTTCTTTTGCGTCTTTTTCCATTTAGACTTTAATTTAGAAATCTTCTTTTTAGACTTCTTTTTCTTTAATTTTTTTAGAGTCTTATTATATTTGTCCTCTTCTTTTTTTAGTTTCTTTTCGTTGTTACGATAAGAATTTGCTTTAGATTCAGACATACTATAATATTCATCTATAGACAAATCTTGTCTTTGGTATGCATCTAATGCCCCAGACTTAAATTTATCAATATTACTGATAGATTTAAGTTTACTTGTTTTGGTTACGCCCGTACCGCCGTATTGCGCTCCCTTAACAATAGCGGCAGTCAATGTGGTGATAGACTTACCAACAACATCAATATTCTTCCTGATACTATCTGCTATACTTGTAGCAATATACTTACCAATAAAATCAAATGTTGTTTTGCCTCTACCGGGTGTTCCACCTTCTCTTGCAGGAAATGATTTACGACTATTTTTACCATGCAACATACGCTTGGTTTCTTGCGCCGTAAATACCATATCGCCTTTTTTAAGGTTGACAATTTCAGCACCACCAACACCAACTAAATATGCTCTGCCGTTTGATGATACCATCTCAGCGCCACGCTCACCGACAAGTGTAGCACCACCAGTAGCCTCGCCACCAGTAGCCATTCCCTTGCCAGCCTTGCCGCCGCTTGAATGTTTATTAACAAAGATATTTACAACCTTGTCTTTAAGACTCGCTAAAGCACTTCTAACACTTGCGATTGCACCGCCGGTATTATTTTGCGCTTTAATTGAAATTGGGCGATTCTGCCGTATTTTATTAACACGCTTATGAGCCGATGCACTCGCCGCACCCGTTCTATCTTGTGCCTTAACATTTACGCTCTTTCCTTTAACACTTTTAACGTTCCTTTTTGCAGACGATGTAGCCTTTTTAGTTTCATCTTTTGCCTGTAGTTTTTTAGGACTAACCTTTGTTTTGTTAAAGGATTTAATATATTTTTCAGCCTTTTTTGTTTCACCGGTCTGCCGTCCCCATTGTTTAATAAGGTCTTTTGCAGATTCAGACAACTCGCCATTAGCCTTACGTGCTTCTGGAAGAGTTTTCATATGCTTGACCATGTTCTCGTCAAGATAATCAACTGCAATTCCGGCTTTATTCATCGCCAAAGCACTTCTTGTAATATCTTTATATGAAGCCTTTTGTGTTGCACTTAATTTTCCACCATGTTTAATGACGGAATTATAAGACGAGGCTACTTTGGACATATGTTTATAAGTGCTTTTAAGTCCATCGACATCTCGTGTTACTGCTTTACCATAACCATTTTGAGCCTTTTCAAGTTTTGCAAGATGCTGTTTTTGTTTATCTGTGGCTTTATTAACATCGCCTATTTGCTTCTTATAACTATCAACACTTTTTGTTGCTTTTTTCCATGCGGCAATATTTTTTGTAACACTTTTAGATGTAGCCTCTACTCTCGCCGCATCATTACGAATTGCCTCTTGACCACTCGTATTGCGATAGTGATACCCTAAAGCAGAACCATCTTTAACTTTAGTTTTTCCGGTATAAGCGTTAGTTGCCTTTTTAGCCTTCTTTTCAGCAGTATTAGCCTCTTGCGCTCTCTTTTGCTTTTCTTTCTCGGCAGTTTGTTGTTTTAGAATCTCCAATTGGTCTTTCATCACTTGGAGTCTAACTTTTTCAGGGTCGGTTAAATTGTCTTTGCCTTCAAGTTTCGCAATCTTATCTTTGAGGTCAATTTGTTTTTGCTTATTGCTTTCAATGCTTTTGGTTAAAGCGTCAGTTTTCTTTTGCGAACGTTCAATTTGAGCATCAATGCTTGTAAAATTCTTATATATTGCATAAGAACCTGCAACAACCGCAGTAGTTCCTAACAAGAACAACCCCATAGGAGAAGTCAGTCCTGCAAGTACCCTACTTAATTTAGATGCATTCGCAGTAGCCTCCGCCATTCCTGCTCCTGCACCTTTACCCGCAGATGTTAATTCTTTATTCATCTTTGGCATAGGGATACCGGCAGTAATAGTTTGCGCTCCTACTTCTGCTTCTGCCGCCGCAATTTTAGCCGCTCTGTATGCTTTAATCGCCGCCGTTGCTCTTTTTATTGGAGAAAGCATTTTATTAAACGCCAACCCAAAAGCGGTGATTCCTAACGTAACGTGTCCAATATCAGAATTTATAAATTTTAATACGGTTATAAATCCATCTAAAACTCCCTTAAACACGTCCGAATTAAGGAAGTCATTTGCCATATCTTTTAACTCTTTGCGAACAATGGTTAATTTCGCTTGCAAAGAGTCCATATACGCCGCATTCTCACGAGTTGCCGACCCGTTAGAATTTAATGCCGTGGTTGCCGCCTTTTGTGCGTGTGAAAAGTTATTAAGGACAGACAAAAGAACCTCGGACTGATTAACACCGGCATATTGGATAGCAAACGCCCTCTTTTGTGCGCTTGTCATGTTATCCCAATGTTTACTTACGTTCTGCAACACGCCGAACGTAGATTCCATATCGCCAGTCTTTTTATTCCAAAGGTCTATCTTTTGAGTACCATCTTTTGTTTCAAGATTAAACGTCTTGCTTTCTTTCGCCGCTTTGGTGAAACGAGAGCCGACCATTCGCAAACCTCTTGCAACTTTACTTGACTGCCCTTGCATAATCTCAGTGCCGGCTGTTATTACATTATATTAACCAAATGTCGTTACTTTTTGGTGAGTTGTATGATTTTGTTTGCGTACTGTTTATTTTTTATATCAGTATACGCGATTCTTAAAAGAGTTATGTTGTTCTCGTTGCAATATGTTGTTTTTATATTATCGTGTTTGACTATATACTGAAAACGTTCAAAACACTTCTCTTGTGTGTCATATTGAGAATATTTTATCGGATAAAAATGTTGTTCCCCGTCCACTTCTATTACTGCATTATATTTGGGTAAATAAAAATCGAATCTTAACAAATTCGTGTCCTTACATCCATTTACGCTATATTGAAAAATATATTCTATATTATTATCTTTAAGAAAAGTGCTAACTATCTTTTCGTATTTAGATTGTCTACAAACACACCGACTACACCTTGTCTTTCCTGAACAAAAAGATGATATACTCGTTTCAAATTTTGTGCCACAAGAACATTGAACAACAATGCCTTGTCTACTCCACCTCCTGTTTTTAGACAATCCGATTATATAAGATGGTATTTTATTTATAATACAATACTGTCGAGCATTATAAATAAAATTATCACGGTTAGTTTTCATGCTAAAAATCGCAAAACTCTCTCCTTGCATCATGTGTCTATAAGAAATATAACCTTTATATCCCTGTTTATTCATTACGATAAATTTATCTTGTGTATTTTTATGTTGTTGATTCTCAATAACATAAAATCCATGTGCGTTAAAATCTGAAACTATCTCGCTATAAGACTTTTGTTTTTTACTCGCACGAATTCCTATACTACACTTGTTACAACATATATTCCTATTACTACGTTGCATATCGTCTATCGTTTTTATAAATACATTGCCACAACTGCACAATAGTTTAACATATATACGTTTTCTTTTATTCTTTTCCTTAATATAATAATCAATAAATTTTACATTAAATTTTCGGTCATTGATTAATTGTAAAATGTTATGTTTTATAAACGGGTTTAAAACGCCAAACTTATTAGGTTTTTTATTATATATAATATCATAATATTTTACATAATACCAATATCCATCCTTTTCACACAATATTTTCTTTGACACACCTTTGTATTCTGACAATAGCGTATAACCTCTATGCAACAACTCTCTTTTTACTACTTCTTCTTTTAATTTTTTCATACAAACTCCTTATGCTTTCACACAAGATTAGACTATATCATATTCTTCCATAAAATCTTCCTTTTTTCTGCCACTTGGCATACTTTAGTCGTTGAGCCTTCGTCTATTCCAAATAATAGACGCTTGGTTGCGGATTGTCCAATCATTATCTCTTTTACCATACCAAACACATTACTGTTTGCCATTATGTATATTGCTATCATAACTTGGTGTATAATGCTCTAAGGAATTTCCCGTCAATTTAAGAAGTTTGTCTTGGACAAATTTTATCCAATAGTTTGAGCGTAGTTATTTCCATTCGCCGCAAACGCCGAACTCGTTTTAGATAATGCAAGAGAAATATCTGTAGATGATACCGCAAAATTATTTGAAACTTCATTGATTCCATCAATAACTTGCTCTGCGTTAAGTCCTTCTTTTTTGAACGCTTTAAGTTGTGAAGTAATTAGTCCTGCGGCTTCACCGGCGGAAACCTCGGAATCTGCCACGTTCTGGAACATTGTTGCCCATTTAGACAATTTAAGTGAATCAGTATCACTATAACCTGCTTTTTTAAACTCGGTAGCGGCATCTACCATGTTAGCAGTCGTTCGTCCTGTTACTTCACCTACATCGCCTAACTTTTTTGTGTATGATTTAAGCGCATCACCCCTTAAATCGGACACCTTTTTAAATTCAGTTAGACTGTCATCTAATTCTTTTACGGCATCAAAAGCACCGTAAACGGCAGACGAGAAAGCACCGATAGCCGCAGTAGCAAGTCCGAATTTAGCAACCTTACCGATAGTAGAAGTAAATTCGCTCCCCATCTTTTTTGCAGATTGCCCCATTTTGCCAAAAATGGTTGTTGCTTGCGCTCCAGAAGTCTTTGCTCCCTTCATGCCCTTTTCCATGGCAGTAAAGGAACGCCCTGCTTCTTTTGCGCCACGGGCATCTACAGTGACTTTCATTTTCTGCCCTTGTTCAAACTGCTTTAATTGTGCCTTTGCTTTAGACAAGTCTAAGAATGTTTGAACATTTAGCCGTATAGCCACTCGCTCACCTTCCTTTCTTTTATAGAAAGATTATTTAATTTCACTTATGACCAAACATATTGCCTCGGCTATATCATCATCATCTTTTACAGATTTTTTTCCTTCTTGATAATATAAATTCAAACCAAATAATTCATTTACATATGTAACGGCTTTCGCCTTCTGCTTATCCCTTTTTCGCTCTCCTTTTAGAAAATCCAGTTTTTTTCTCCATTCATACACATCAAGAAATACAATCTTGTACCCCAACTTATACGCTAATTCATAATAAAAAACTCCTTGTACACAACCTAATGTAATCAAAGGTTTTACAAGATTTCCACCATGAGAACCTTGTCGAACAAATTGCGGCACATCTTCCATAAATATAACATCTGGTTTATACCTTTGTACAATTTGTTCGACTTGTTCTAAAATAGCACACGCATTCTCTCTGTAATTTTTTCCTTTATCTTTTGGTTTGATTTTATCATAAAATACCAATGCTCGGTCATTAAAAACGCAAAGTCCTGTGCATGAGGAACTTGCATCTATACCCATATAAATCATTTTCCTTTTGCTCCTATATCGTAGTTTACGCTTTAGGAATATTTCGTCTCATAATTCTTTCGGCGTTAGATTCAGCCCATGATTCAAATTCAGACCAATACCCTGTTCCAGCATAACCACGATAAACATTACCACTACCATCATCTGGGGCGTATGTACTGCTTACACCACTTTCAAGCATTTGTGCCAACTGGTCTGTTTCAAGTGCGCCCCAACCCTGATAAGTTGTTCCGTTTCGTTGATAACCATCATACACAATATCATTCTTTTCGTAAATTTCTCCACTTGCGCTCATACCACTTTGTTGAGCGCCATCTGTGCCGAAAACATTTCCAAAACTCTGAATATCCATAGGAATATCCATGATAATATCGTGTAGTTTATCATTCATTTCATTAAGTGTTTTGTCTAATCCTTGCGTAACTAAAGGCATGATAGATTCTAAATCATTTATAATAATCATACCGCACTACCGCCTTACTTATCTTTGTACATATTAACGCTTTTATCTATAATGCCATTGACTTTATCAAACAAATTATTCCAACCCTTTGTATTTTTAGGAATACTATCAGTCAGTTTGTTCATCGCTGTGGTTGCCATATCAACAAATTCGGCAATTACTCGGTTTGGACTTTCATATTCGGCAATAATCGTGTCAATAAGATTATAGTTTTTCACATTAACTGAAATCTCACTCACCGTACCATCTTCGACATATTTGTCATACAAATCTGATTCAATCTCATCTGGAATATCCAAATCTGTACAATATTTTAAAACAAACATATCTTTAATCATTTTACGCAAAAGCAAATCATCAGTTTCCAAACAAGCATTAATAATTGTACTCATTTCAGTATATGCCAAAAACTTTTTAGTAAACATATATTTTCCTCTATCTCCTTTACTTCTATGAAATCGTATATTTTAACAAAGCACCAATACCAGCGAACATACTACCTCCGAGCAGTAGTTTTAATACCCACTCTCTAAATACAACCGCTAAATCAATTTTAGTTTTATCATCAAGTTTACAAACCTTGCTGACTACTCCGGTAGTTTTATCTTCAAGCACAGAAACATTATTATTGATATTATTTACCTTATCAGTCAATGAAACAATAGCGTTACTATTTCTTTGCGTTTCGGTTGAAATCTTTAACATAGTTGCGCTAATGTCTGTTAGTGTATTGCTAAATTTTTCCATAATATCTGAATTTCTGGTTGTTACCTCTGTATTGGTGGCTACGACAATTTCTAAATTCCTCAGTCTTTCATCAATATGATTGATTCGTTTGTCAAGACGAAGAATATCTTCTTGTTCGCCCATCATTATACCTCATTATTATAAAATAAAATTATTCAAAAGCCTATCATAAATCTCCTGTCTATCCTCGTTACGAATCATACCAACATACTGCCCTACTTGTGACTGCACATCAATAGTTGTAACCTGCTCACATAGCAATACAGAATCAGATTCTATACAAGGATAATCCTTTTGTTGAATATAATAATGTGTTGGTAAAGGTTTTTTATTTTGAGTAGTTAAAGGTATACAAATTGTCGTAGTGCTAAACTGATTTCCTATACAGTTTTGCATAACAACGGCAAGCCTTTTTCCGCTTTGTACAGAACCTTTATTTTGCCCAAAATCTACAACATAAATTCCCCATTGGTTTACAAAGCGTCTCATTTTCTTTTTTTTGTGTGATTATTTTTGCTTATATAAGGTTGCTCTTCCTTTTTCTTTTCAAAATGATAACCATCATCATATTGATATAAAAACACGGTTTTAGGTTCATAATCATAAGGATTCTTTACCTGTATAACGCCATCATTAACCTCTACATACAAGGTGTTGTTAAGACAAAACCTTACTTTATATTCATTCCTGTCCAATATATCCTCCCTTGCCCTTAGATTGCATTTATCCATGTTGTTAGGCTTGTAACACATATCTATATTACAGCGTCTTACATAAGGACACACTTCTCCATTTAATTCACAAGTACAATAGGAGTTAATTGATGCAATTTTACAATATTTACAAAATTCCAAACAATCACCGCCCAAAAGTAAAAAGGGGAAGGTTTTCTAACCTCCCCCTTTCAAAGTCTTAATTTACTTTATACTTATGATACCGTTACAGATGCATAGCACTCAATCGGATTAGGAGTGCTTGCCGTATCAGTAGCCACAATAGATACCGTACAATTTCCAGTGCCTTTAGCCGTGATAACTCCCGATTGGCTAACAGTAGCAATAGTAGAACCGCCGCCGACAATCGAGAACGTCAGTTTATTGTTATCAACAACGCCTCTCGCACCATCGCTATACAGAGAAATAACACTCAGCGTATGAGTAGCGTTGTCCTTCAATTGAATGTCAGCACCATCAACAGCCATCGCAATCAGACCATCTGCCCACGAAGCGCTATTAATAACTTGTGTAACAGTGGCATATTGCCCCATATCATCACAATTCGTGGTAGTATAAGTCGCAAGAGCAGAGCCACTAAGATTAGACGTAGCCGCACCAGTAGAAGTCATATTAAGTTCATACGAACCGGACAACAGGAATCTCGGCACATCAACCACAAGTTTACCAACCTGATAACCTTTAGATACATCCGTAGTGCCAGCCGAGAACAGCGGATAGTCCATCACAAGATGAACCTCAGACGGAATGATAGACGAAGGAATAACAAACGATTTAGTCGCATCGTTATTGACACAATACTGTACACAAACCTTCGCATCATTAGACAGTCCGCTTACAGTGGCAGTCTGACCAGTAAATGTAATTTTCCTCCAATCGTCTTGTCCTTGCAGAGTATACCAACCAATCGTTCCTACACCACCAAAATCAACAGGCGTGCCACTTACCTTAATAGTATTAGGCGTACTAATCGTTACCGCCTCTTGTGCGATTACATCTCCACCCTGAACAAATTTACCACCAACATTCAGAGCGATATATTGCATATTAAACAGAGCGTCCGTCAGTTTAGCATCAAAAACGGAATCGTGGAAATATTTTCCCAGAAGTGGATTGCTTAATCCCATTACATTCAAATATAGGCGCAACCCTATATTTAGTCTTTCCCTACTTCTGAAAGGGTAGACCTCTTATGTTTTCACATAAGTTTAGACTATATCTTCATCTTATATATTTATTATTTTTTTGAATATATAAGAGCCGCATTTTTCCACAACCATTTACTTGTTGTGTACTCTCCCACAAGGAGATAGTCGTTGAAGGTTTTCCATATACTTTTGTACTTAGGAATGTCCCTGCTAAAAACCCATTGTTAATCACACTTAGGACGAGTATTACCTCGCTTTTTTTTCACCTTATGTTATCCTATATATTTTTTCTGCTTTCGCTCCATTCAGTTTGTTATTTCTAACTACTGTTTAGGCATATAGGCTTTAGGGATTAAAAGCACTTAACGCGGAGTCCGCACCAGTCACCCGATACGGAGGGCGATTAGTTACCCTCTAATATCTTCTGCTGTTACACCGATGGTCGCTGATTGCTCAGTCAGTGTATGAGATGTAAAAAGCAGATTTCCCTCGGAGTCATATCCTTTAACGGTTCCGACACCTGCCAGTATATAATTATCCATATACTTGTAACCTCCTTAAATACTTTCTATTTTTCTCCTAAATTCATCGGCACTACTAAACACCTCTGAATATTTAGGTTTATCTTCTTTATATACCCAATGTTCAATATTTATATCTGCACCCTGTACTTTATACAAATGACTAATATTATAATCCTCATCTTCAAGCATCATAGCAAATATTTTATTGAATGTTCGATAATCCATTTCTTTTATTTCATTTTTTGTATAAGACAATTTTGCCATTACAGAAATAATTTTAGTATCAAGCGAAGGCATTTTTTTACCCTTGTTCTTTATGGCGTAATATTGTTCTATTACTTTGCGAACATCATCACTTAATACCGTATCGTCAAAATCGTAAAAATTCTGAAACTGAATTATTTTTATAACATCGTTAAATTGTGTAGCGTTAATTAAATGTCCATCTATATATATACTTACACGATATTTATTTTCGATAAAAAAGTACATATTATAGCCGTTGATATAGATGGCTGTAGCACCTGTATCTTCATCTAAGAAACTTAACACTTCGTTCTTATCAAAATCTTTATTGTAAAAAGCATTGTCATATCTAACATGAAAACATAAATCTAAGATTGTTAAAAACATATCTTTACATCTATCATCAGCAATAATTAACTGCATCATGTATTGCAAATATGACATTTGAATTATCTCAATATCGGATATTTGTGTTTTATCTATCGCTAAAATATCGTATGCCGATATAAACCTTAACCAATCTTTTACTCTTATAGCATAAACTTTTAGACCTTCATACTCCACGGGGTTATCATATGTAATAAAAGGTTCTACAAAACTTTTTATATCATTCACAAGTTATAGCATCTCCGCTATCTGTAAATTCAGTTGCCATAACAACAGACAAACCCGTGTAAGTGTAGTTATTACCAATACCAACCTCAGACGAACAGTACCGTGACAGTTGCCTATTATACTGCAAATACCCCACGCCCGCAACATCTTTACCGTTCAACGATTTCATCATTTCCATTTCAAGCAAATCGCCACGATTACAAGTAATGCCCTCGTATTCTACTAAGGGAATTGTTGAACCGAACAAAAAGTCAAAACGATATACCACCGTTGCTATTACAGGATTTACTGGTTGCGTCACATATCTATAACACTTCAATAGTGTTCTTGCTTTTAACTCCATATCTGGCTGAATATTGGTTAAAAATATATAATAATCTTCCATATGCTCTTGCCCCTGCCATATAAGGCTCATTTTCTGTTTCGTTGTCAGATTTTCTTTAGACAAAGCATCATATGTTGGATAATATAATAATTTCCAAAAGTTTTCATTATCTATTAAGGCTCTGATGATTCGGTATGGAATCAACGGCATACCTGTAAATGTATTATATTTCAAATCATCACCCCTTTAGAATAATGGCTTTAAGTTAACATCTATTTGTTTTGTTAGATTGGCTACACTAAACGTAATATTCAATTTTTCAGAACAATAACCAAAAGACTTGATAGTAAATTTGTTTTTCTCTCTTGATATGGCGTATTTTGACTTATCAACATTGTTTGTTGTATATTCTACAATATCATCTTGTTTAATTCCATTTTTATACAAATTGACTTCAAAGGTTTCTGGCTGTCCTTCATAAACATCATTAACCTCTGAGGAAATAACAATTACTGATATATCAGGAGCATTATCAACTATCTCAATTTCAGACGTTGCAAAAATCTCCGGATTCCCCATTAGATAAGCCGTAATAACTGCCCGTTTCCCCACATCGCCAGTCAAAACATAACTTCCATCATCTTTTACAGTTACATATTCATTTGATGTATACTCAATATCACGCTCTACTGTGTCATTATTCAGAGTCACAGTAGGATAAACCTTTCCTGCAAACCCTTTAACTTGTTGTGAAACAGTATTTTGTAGCGTAATATTATATCTATATTTACCATAATCAGCAACATTCAAGTCAAGACTATCTTCTGGGTGAATTGTATCAAGATAAAAGTCAAAATACAATATTGTAGTGTCGGGAGTAACCATATCATTTTGTAGATAATTATTATAACTAATCAACTTGAAAGCCTGTTGATTAAATAAAAATCTTTGATTTTTTCTTAATGAATGTGTCAACTCGTTTCCTTGTACATACACTACAATATGCCCATTAGACACAACAACGTCCTTGTCTTTAAGTGCTTGCGGCGATTGCACAGCATAATCTACAACACAAGGAACATCGTATATTGCCCCATTTTTAGTATCTAACCACCGCAAATGATTATTACATCTTCTAACCTCAATTGAATGCGTAGGACTACCATAGTCATCAGTATTAGTTGCCAACCAATAGTTGTTGCTAAACTGATACATTAGACCCAATTTTGTATCGGCGTTCATATTACGATAAGAGAAAACTTTCCAATCGTCAGCACGTTTTTCTCCGGTCATTAAATCAATCATCATATCTACAGAAATATCTTCCTTATGATATTCTGTAGAACCGATTGAATCTTGTTGAAAAACCTCGAATGCGGTTTGTGTGCTATTTTCCCATACATTATCGTAAAACGCCTGTGCATCATCTAAATATTGCTGATTAGGAGTGCGAGAGAGAGAGTCAAGATAATTTTGAAAATATTTCAAAGTCATTCATTCACCCTCCTATCTATATCATTGATTATATGTAATACTGTATGTCGAACATCATTATGTAACGCATTTTCGCCTAAATTACGCAAACCACATAACAGTCTTACATTTTCGTTAAGCACTTCATTTCCATAGCCACTTAAACTTATAATTTGATGGCTAAGATATGAATAATACGCATCGTATGATTGTTTTTCAAAGGTTATCAATATGGCATAGATAGAATCTTTCAATTTGTCTTTATTCACACCAAACACCGCCTACTATAATGTAATATTAAAAATATCGGCAAAATGTTGTGGCGATAATGAATATTCAGTTATATCTTGCCGATATTTCTCACGCAACCCGTCTAAATACGATGATTTCATTTTAAGGTTTTGTGCTTCTGAAAATGTTTTAAATTCACGGTTACTTAATTTACCCTCAAACTGAGTAACATCTTGAACCTTTCCTTCAAACCATTTTGTTACCATGATTTCGGCAAGAATATTAACCTCTTTATCTGACAGCGTTTCGTTAAATGATTTACTGTCTATATCATATGATAAACTCGTTTTACATTTATCAAAAAACGGAATGCTATAAAGTAGTACACCTTCCATAAATTGAATAAATGCGTCATACTGCGTTTTGGCTATTTTATCTAAATGATAATCTTGTATTGTAGTTAATGCCCTATCGTACACATTATCAAAAGGTGTACCCATTGTTAGTACCCCCTTTTATTATTCTTTTACAGTTTTTTCTTGTGCAAGATTTTCAGCAATTTCGACAATATCAACACCACAAGCGACTTTCACCTTTGCTACACAATTCAAATCTACCGCCTTGCCATCGTTAATGTTTTTAGCAATCTCAATGGCGGTCGATTCTTGCAGAGAAGGTTTCATTCCTACAAACATATCAACGGCGTTTTCTGTCTGCATTTCACAAACCGTATTTACCATTTCGTCCGTATAAACACTTTCATAATCTTCAGAAAGTCCAAGTTCCTCTACAGTCTGTGGGTCACAGATATACAGATACCCGTTTTCCATTGTATTCGGATAACAAGCAACAATATCTGCCAAATCATTAAATTTAATGCGGCGATATTTGCCGTACCCATCAAATGTATATACTCGCCCCTGTCCGTCAGGTTCGGTAGACACATTTAGAGGATTATGAAGCATATTAACACACTTTACTTTTTTAGAGCCGTTAATTGGCGTAGCCGTAACTGAAACAGCCTGTTTTTTAATCTCTTCATTCTCTTTACGCAACTGTTCATTTTCGGCTTTAATCTCTTTCATCAGTTTAAGAATTTCTTCCATCTGTGTATTAGCCGTTTGTTCTTTTGGCGTTGTTTTTTTTGCCGAAGTTGTTTTTCTGCTCGTTGTTTTCGCTGTAGCCATTTCCTTTATTTCCTTTCTATAAATACTTGGTAGGATAGATTTACTCTACCCTACCAAAATATTATCCTTATTAACCAATACTCTTAACAAATCCAGCAACGGAGTTGGTAATAACCTGCGTATCCCACGCCTTGCTCAGCGTAGTCATTTGCAGGAGATTTGCGTTAGCATAAGTATCATCAGTATGGCTAACCATATCTCCGCCTACACCAACCTTAACAAGTTTGTCACTTGCCGGAGAAACCACATAAATCTTAGAATCGTCCAGTTTCAGAGCATACGCATTATCATCATACGGATTTGCGACTTGCTCCATCGGCACAACATCATACCCGTTAAAGTTAACAAGGTGTCCAAGTTTTACATACTCAGAATCGAGCAGATAACGATAATTGCTGTTGCTCGGCAGAACCTTTTTCAGCGCTACCGGAGTACCAAGAATAACTGCCTTTTTGCCATTATTCCAAGCGGTAACAGTCTGACAAAGTTTAATCAGAGAATCCTCAGAATAGTTAGCAACTTGCAGATTTCCGGTCAGAGCAGTAATGGACTTATGGAAAGCATCATAAGCATCGAACAGAATAGCGGTTTCAATGCTTTGAACAGCCTTCATAACTTCCTTTGCAATAAACGCTCTGTTAGACAGAATTTCAAACAGGTCAGTACCGACAGTAATCATTCTGTTCTCCGGTGCAAGCGTTACCGTAGTCTTGTACAGTTTTTGCAGATTGGTATGACGTTTTCTATATCCCGCCTTAGATACAGTGAACAGAGAGTTGTTCTCAATATCAAAACTCATAGATTCGCCAAGTCCTGCAAATCTAAAATCTGCGATATAAGCAAGCGGACCGTTCAGCAGAGTGTCAGGCAGAATCATATCTACCATGTAATCTCTAATGCTATCGGCAAATTCTTTTACCATAGTGTTTGCCGCATACCGAGACATAGAATTATCAAACTGCTCTGGGGTCAGTCCACTACGCTTCTTGATTTCCTCGAAGTACATCTTATTGATAGCAGTTTCCATATCTCCCTTGTTGGTCTTGGAAAACTCCATCCCTTTAACCCCACGCTCGGCAAGACAATGCTCCCCATAAATCTTCATCGCCTCGTACAGTTCGGGCGCAGATTTACTGAATTGAATAGCGGTATTTGTATTCAGCATATATAAAGTCGCTCCTTTCGTTATTTCAATTTAATTACTCTTGCACACAAACCAGTGCATAAGCAGTAACTTGTTCATTTCCGATTCCACCAGCCGGGAACGGAATGTTTTTCTTATACGCAACCTTAAAAGAAGTTTTTCCTGCGCTTGCAGTAGCCGAAGGAACACCCTTTCCGTCAGTTCCCGCTTCTACAAATTCACCAACATTCGGTGAACCTGTGATAGCGTCAGCCGTAACCACAATTTCATCGCCAACACACGGCTTGAAAGCAGTAAACGTTCTCCCTTTAAGATTCACATAATCTCTGGGGTCAGCAGACAGTCCAGCAAAAACTTTTCCGTTTACCTCAGTCAGATGCTCAGACGGATTATAGGCAATATAAACGCCCTTTCCGTCAGTAGAATTGGTGGCAGTCCATCTGTCATCGCCCGCCTTGGTAGAAGGTGCAAGAGCAATAAATCCACCACCGGCAACATCTACCTCGGAAACACAACTTTTATTCAGCGCATCAACATTTGTTGCCCGAATCGCACTTTCAATAATTACGCCATTATAAGCCATATTTTATCCTCCTTATTTACAGGTATTTTTCAAAGACATTCGCATCATTCTTTTCTTTCTTTTTATTAGCGAATCCCATGAATACATCTTTATCTTCAACATTTCCTTGTTTATCATTCTTTTTCTTGCTATTTACATAAGCAAAAGCCTTAACCTTAGTAGAAAATTCTTGCATTTCACTATAAGAACACTTCATACCTTCATTATAAAGCCTGTCAAAATCTTCCTCAGAAATGTCACATTTAACATCAGCCATAACTTTATTTACTTCGGCTTGCTTTTTAGCCTCTTCGGTATCAGCCTTAAATTTACGCAGTCCATGTAGTTCAGCAAAAGCCTTGCAGAAAGTGTCGGTCATAGTATTAAATTCCTCTTGTCCTTCTGCAAATACATTTTTACAAGCCTCTGCTCTCTGCTCGTCTGTTTCAGCGTTCAACATAGCAAGCATCGCCCCTGCGTAAGCATTGGCATCAAGCGAAAAATCTTCCATGACAACATCATCATCTTCGCCTTCATTATCTTCTGGCTCAGCGTTTTTATCCTCATGGACATCTTCCGGTTCTTGATTTACTTCCGTATCGGATTCCCAATCAATCTCACATTTCTCAATTTTACCTTCGGAATCTTTAACGACATTAGCATTCACAGTAAAACACTTACCGTCCTTTGTATATGTAATCACGCCTTCATCGCTAAAGTTGTCTATCTCGAAGTCAACATCATCGCCAAAATGCTTTTGCATCAGTGCAGAAATGTCAAATTGTTCATCTTGGAATTGTTTAGACATACTGTCCGATTCCTCCTTTTCTTTAATTTTGAATTTATCATACAACTTTTCTATTTTAGACACTACGCCATCTTCATGCTCTTGTTTTGCATAAGCCAAAGCACTTGATAAGGCATATCTATTATAATAAAGTGTATCTCCCTCTAATTGCATCAACGGATATTTCAAATGTTCTGACGGGGCATCTTGCCAACCATCTTCAACAAGCGCATAGACATAATGTACAATCTCGCCACTATTAGAGGCGTTCATTACAGATTCACGCAGTTTTGTTTTGTCTACATCGCCCCACGGTGTATCTTTCAGTTCTGTTTTATTTACCGATAACTTTTTCCCGAAAAGTTCTCTTCGCCGTTGCTTTGAATAATCTTTCAATGTAGAATTTTTATACATTTGTTTCATATCAGAAAAAGACAACACTGTTGCTTGTGCGCCGCTAATTGCTGGTTCTACACCAAGCAAAGTAACGCCCAAGAATGTAAACAAATCAATTGTATTTTCAGAAAAATATCCATCAACAAGTTCAATTTCCATACTAACATCGGTTCTACCATTTTTAGATTGGAAAATTGACATTACATCATCAAAATAATTCTTCCATATTTTAGCAACTGCATACAAATACAATTCGCCATCTTTTCCCTCGTAAACATTGGGAGACTCTTCAACAAAAAATCCACACGGAATCTCATCTACTTCATGCCCTTGAAAATCATTTCCCTGCGAATTAACAGACACAAGCACTGGCTTTCCTTTGATGCTTTCGGCACTATCTATAATAGCACTTTTTGTAATATTATAGTTGTTAAAGTTCCAACCACTTCTACAACAATCAATTCCAATAGTTGCAAATTGGGAATCAGATGAATCGGAAACAAGTTGCGCCCTTTCTATTGAAAACGAAATTCTTTTACTCAATGAATCCCTACACCTCCTCTTCCCATAAATATTTTGTTAACTCTTCTGTCTTTTTATAAAAATAAAGTCCTTTACTGACATATAAAGGATAAAACCCTTTGCTTTGCAATTCGTTGTTAAGATTTCCGTCTACTATATAATACAAACTAATATCTTTTGGTTCGCCGTGAATCAACATAGTTTATCACTCTCCCAAAATCCAAAACGATTTAATATCATGGTCGAAACCACCAATATTGTCTTTATAACACAAAGTTAGTTTGTCCTGCAATAGAATCATCTGTTCTACAATAGGATTGATTTTTTGCATTAGTTCTGTCATATCGGCGTATACTTGCATATCTTTATTATTCAACGCAATTAACATAGCACCGGCAAACATATTTTGAAAATCAATCACTGTATCAAGACCAGTATTAATAATCTGTGTTACATTATCATAATCACGCTTACCCTCGTCTGTTGCCCCATATTCCACAGAAATGTTGTACCGTTCAAGCAATTTCTCGCCGCACATATCAGAAAATACCGGGAAAAAGTGCGCTATATGTTGATGTATTAAATTAGCAGACTGATTACACGCAAATTTTGTATTCAGTACACTAACCATTCTGTCAAATTTTCTATTGCATTGAAAACACTCCGCAACCACTTCATAAACCGCATTAATGGTATCTTGCGATATATTCACTATTCATCACCCACTCTCATACCACAGTCTAAAACATTCATACTACCTATCCTTGCAAGATTATCAACTAAAGCATTTAGTATTTTTAAATCTTCATCAGTGATTTCGTCAGTATTAACCGATGATGCCAACGAGTCAGTTAAAGATACAAGCAGGTCAGACAAATTGGTATAGGAAATTAACATCTTTTCATAATTTGTCATAAATCTTACTCCTTATTACTATCATCATAATCCCGACTAACACCTTTAACTCTGCGCTGTATAGGTCTACCACGTTTGCCTTGCCCTGCACCAACAGTATGAATAGACATCAACTGTGTTAATTTTTCTGAAAACTCTGTATATTTAGCCTCGTCCATCATAGCATTAAATTCTATCGGAGAAAGTCCTAAAGCAGACTGAAACAATTGTGGCAAAACAATTCCTCTATCGGCAAGTTCTACCGCTCTGTCAAGTCTATCGCTACGGTCACTCGGATATTCTACACCATCGAACCTAAAACCAAATTTATATTTTTTCGTTTTCTTATTAATAAAGTATCTAAGAAAATCTTCAAATTGAACATACAAAGATTTCATTAAATTGGCATCAGAATTAAATGCAACCTCAACCTCCGACTGACTGAGTTTATCTGTAGCAAATAACGCTCTTCCCATCGCTATTGCTTCCGCAGATGATGTAGTTAAATGGTTTCTATACATATCTGCGTTATAATCTTGAAACTGCATTTTTTTCAGATTCTCTTCCGGAAGTCCACCAATTTTCCATACATCTTCTAATCCCTGTTTTACAAGGGTCATAAACATAGACAACGCCTCTGGGGATAGTTTTAACTGGTCAGGCACTTGTCCGCTCTTTGTCTTTTCAAGAAAACCAATTTCGCCTAAAATAATTGCCCTTGCACCCGCAATATCTTTATTCGTCTGCATTTTACGCAACAAATCAGTATTAATGCTATCTTTCATCATCGGTGCAAGATAAGGAATTTTAGTATAAAGTTCAGGAGCGAATTTCCAAACCCAAAAACCATCTTTTGGCGATGTTTGATGCCACAATACCCAACTGCCATTTCTACTACTTGTAGGATTAGACGGTATGTATTCTCCGTTATTATCCGGTGTATGTGTTACTTCATAACAGTATTCCTTAAACACGGGTGCAAAATTATCAATATCAACGCCCGGCGTAAAGAAATAATAACAGTCAAAGTCAAACAGTTTTGTTTCAGGGATATATCCCGTCATTTTACAATAATCACTTGGAAGTTGTTGTAGTGCGTAACTATGTCCTTCTTCCCTCAACGATGTATAAACGGTTTCTTGCCGCAACATATTATTAACTATGTTTCTAAATTCTCTCTTATAGTTAAATCTATTTAACCATTTGTACACCCTGTTCAAATCCTCTTTATATTCTTTAGATTTATAATCTTTTGCTGTCATATTAAGGTTTTCACAGTATATGGACAAATCAAAAGAAAGCATATTAGCAAGATAACCATTTGCCCTCTTATACATCATGTCATTATTGTTAAACCACTCTGAATATGTAACAAGTTCATCTTCATATTGGTTAGGGTCATTCAGTGCGGAATATAAATCAGATGCACTCGGAGCGTCCGGATTCATATTAAGTTGCTTTAATGTTGCATTCAATAAATCAGGAGTATATACGCCTAAACCCTTCCATTGGTTTGTCGTAATATGCTGTGCAAATTTCATTACATCAAAAACATCTGATTCACTCAATGAAACATTTTCTTGCTTTTCGTCTTTAATATCAGACACGCTTTCCTTTCCTCCTTCCTTACTTTTTTTATATAATAAAATAGACGGATTATCCGTCTATTTTTACATATAATCAACCTTTTTCGCAACATGGTACGCATACCGTTGGCATAGGCGTGTTACGCTTATGGTAGTTGATTGGGGTACGTTTACTATCCACACAAATGACTATCCCTCTCTACGGGTTGCTCCGAAAAGTACCACTTGCAAATGGCTAATTTGTGCTTCGGCGTTCTTTCCCACCATCCTACTGCGCATATAGGAGTCTTGGTATATTAAATTCTATTGAATGTTAATATCTAATTTATACAACATTTCGATAACTCTAACTTTTTACTGCTTTTAAGATAGTATCATTAGAAACCCCAAATTTCCTACCTAATGCTCTACTTCCATATTCCTTATCGTAAGGAATATAAACTTTTTTAATATAGTCTATTTGCTTTTTATTCAACTTACAATAAGGATGATGATAACTACGTGGCGGTGGTTTAATTAGTCCATTTTGCATCGCATGTTTTGTATTTTCTTGATGCGTACACCATTCTAAATTTTCCACAACGTTGTTCAACTTATTACAATCAATATGATTAATCACTGGCAAATTCTTTGGATTGGGTATAAATGTTTCTGCGACAGCACGATGCACCTTAAATAAAGGCTTATTGGCTCTACTACCTAAAGAAACACCAACAAATGCATATCCAGTTTGCAGAACATTCAACTTACGTATACGGTGTGTTCTAGAATTTCTAATGTTCCCAATATTAGAAACCTCGTACCAATCACCATAATCCTCGCCATGATAAATCAATCTTTTCCAAACTTCTTCCATTGTATGCACCCTTTCTATACACCCTATCATAAATAAGCAGAAGGGGATAGGGTTGTTCCCCTTGTCGTGTTGCAATCACTATCTGCTTATTTTCTATGGCTACGGCGCCCTGCCTCGAACAGGGGAATGCTGAGTTCAAAGCTCAGTGCGTTTACCAACTTCGCCACGCCGCATTATTATTGTTCTTTAACAAAAGTATACAACATGAGCCTTCGCTCTACCACCACATTATTCACGTCTTTCTGCCAGTAGGGAGATATATGTGAGCATATAGGAGCGACCCATATACTATATATCCCATTCCGAAGAACCAATGCCTACACAGGATTGATTACCTGTACCACTCACGCAACATTCACATAATTCTTGTTTTGATTATTTTCCTAAGAACATCAAATCATCTAAATAGCAGATTTGCGCTAACTGGAAACTGTGCCAATCTTATACTCTATTTTTCAATAGTATCAACTGCTTCCACGAGGATTCGACCACCTTCTAAGGTTTGCATATTATGGTCAGTAATACACCTAACTTAGATTCAGCCTTTCATTGTCCGAAAAGCCTCTATTGTTCCCCCGATTGGCGGTTTGCAATACGCTTAACAATGCTTTAGCACGATGCCGTTAGTTTTGGGAATGTTTACCCATTCTCAGTCATATCTCACAACATAACCAAACACTCTATCCGCAAGTATCCTTGTTTCGTTGAATGTACTGTACCGACACCTCTCAGCAACGGAATCACCGCTCATTCACTGAGTTATGTTATATACTTTTGTCAAAGAACAATTATATTTGGCTTATGGGAGATAACCTACAAGACTATCTCCCATAGTCTATCTTATATTATTTCATCAGTTTGTTAACTGCTTTTTGCACCTTTATAGGATTATACCCAGACGCTTTAAGTCTTGTCACACGCTCGTTTCCATTTCCCCATTTTCCAGCAATCACTTCTTTTGCGATAGTCTTTGTTGATTTTTTGGGTTTAACCTTCTTTACAACCTTTTTAACTTTTCCGGTTGTATTAAGTACAGGTGTAGACTTTGCTTTAATCTTCGATGTATTTACATCAATTCCACTACTGAATCCATCTACTTTACCAGTTGAAGAATACTGATGCATTTCATATCTTCCGGTATATGTTGCCCGTGGATATTGTGCAAGCCACACAAAATACTTTTTGTCAATAGGTGAAATTCTATTCTTTAAAAAGTCGTATGATGCGTACACCCCTGCACGATAGCCACCTTTAACAATTACTTCACAGAATGCCTCTACAATCTTTTTACTCAGCACCCTACCGAGATTTCTTTGCACTCTATCCTCAAAGTCGATAAACACCGGATAATCAAGTTTTCTGCCATCAAGAATTTTCAGAACATACTTAGCCTCTGCCTGTGCTTGCGCTACATTTTTTGCTGTGCTATAGTGATATACACCAATAATCATACCTGCCCTAATTGCATTCTTGTAATTATGTTCAAAACGGCTATCTTTATTCAGTTCTCTGCCATAACTTGTACGAAGAATGACAAATTTATAACCATCGTTTTTTGCTTTTTTGAATTGATATACGTCTTTAAAGTCCTGCCAATAACTAATATCAATACCCTTCAAAATATCTACCTCATTTTTATAAATTCTGTGCGTTCCCACCAACCAACACATTTTGTTGTTCCCCTACACACTCTCGCTAATGCAGAACAACACCCGTTTCACAAGCATAGCACCCATTGAACACTTTATCGGTGTGTCCCCTGTATGTCCTATGCACTATTATTTATATTATATTATAGTATATTTTTCAAAAAATAGCAAGTACAAATTTCTATTTTTTTTATATTTTTTTTACAACCAATATGTTGTGTGAATTTATCTTGTATAATATTATACAACATTTCTAAACAAATAGCAAGTACAAATTTATCTTTTATACAATTAACGAATAGTCTGAAAAATCGAAGTCTGCATTCCGGTTATCATCACGCATTGTCTTGTTAATTAACCTATTAGCAATATAATTACCATATCCAAAAGAAACAATTCTATCCTTTGTGTTATTAGGATTACTTCCCTCACTTAAAGACACAGCACCGTTCGGCTTATACGTTGCAGTTAAGTTAATTGCCTCATTAACAAGCAACATGGTCTGGACAAAAGGCGCCTTTCTGAATGCTCTTTCTTCAACAGTCATTTTGAGTGTTTCCACACCTAATCCTTGTTCATAGTCTAACGTATCTTCGAGCAAATTAATTCTATTGATTCTGAAATTATGTTTTAACTCCATCCACATTAAACTATTAAATTCAAGAGAACCTAATATTGGAATAATACAAGGAATAGCGTGTTGGTCATTCGTTCTATTAACCAAATCATTATATTTCTCTTTGCTAATAAGTTGCAATTCTTCATCATCACAAACTGTAAAACCATGACTGTTCCAATCTTCTGGCGTTCTTACAGGATGTTCAAATTCTTTAGTTAATGAATTATAATGAACCTCGCCACCACTTCGCAAGTCCATAATAATATAATCTGCATGATAATCCCAGAACATTTCACGAATATGCAATAACGCTTCGTCTCCTTCGCCGCCGCCTAATGTTTCAAGATAATCTAAATTTATCAACCATTCATCTTCTCTTGGATAAACACTAATACACTCAATACTGGTATTATCATTTTTGCTACCATTAGCAAAAGCGAAGTCAACAGAAATCATTCTAAATTCTTCAGGGTATTTGTTTCTAAACGGTTTCCATGTTCCATTAATATATTCATCAATAGTTTGCGGATAAAATGGTTCAGTTAAAAGTTGATTTTTGCTCAACATTTCATGCGTAAAATATGCACCATCAACTTCACCTACTGTTTCATTCAAAATTTCCATACGAAAAGAAAGTTCGTCCATTTCTTTCTTTTGTTGAAAATACCATGATACCTTTTTTAATCCATACTTTAATGCAGGGAAAATATCTACCGCAAAAATTCTATTGACATTATATTTATTCTTAAAATAATTAACAAATGTATTGTTAAAGAACGTGTTAAACCATTCATTTTTAAACCGATTTGATGTTATAGTAATAACTTTAGCATCATCGTCTAAATCAATTCTATCTATATATTCCGGTCTGCTCCTGAAGCCCGGCTGACGAGTAACAATCATCGGCATAGCGATACTATCCCAATCAGCCTTTTTAATAAGTCTAACCTCTTCTCCTATAAGCACGTTAAGATGCAAACCTCTCGACGAATCTATACAAGCGAAAAATGTCATCGTGCTGCCATTCCAAAAGCGCACAACATATCCCTTTTCAGACTCCCTTGTAGTTATCAATCCTTTTTTATACAAATGGTTCATAAACGGAGAATATTTATAAACAAGTTCTTGCATAAAAGCAGTTTGAAAGTCCTCGTTCGCTTGCGATTGTCCTTGTGACGTAATGCCAACACGGAGATTAGGATATAAAAGACATAAAGCCGCCCCCATAACTGTGCATCTTAGAGATTTTCCTGTTCCTCTCGTGCTGACCTCGGCGTACTGATTAGATACACCCATAAGATGATACGATATATTTTGATAACCAAACGAATGAAATTTCATCCGTTTTTCTATGTAAATTTCAGGATTGTTGCGATAATATGTCATCCATCGCTTTTTTAAATCTATATGTTTTTGTTGTGATTCTTCGGTCAATTCCTCAATGTGTCCACTCTTACTACGCAACTCTTTTAGACGTTCAATTATCTGTCGCTCTGTCATTTTGTTTTCCTCGGTCTGCCACGTTTTTTCTTTGGTTTATCTTCGACCGGTTTATTGACATCATCTAAACTCAGTTGCGGATAGTCTTTTGTTCCAACACATTTATTCCCAATAGACCTTAAAATATCATCATAATCCTTATCAATCCCTAATCTATCCTTTAGATTATCATCTTCCCAATCCAAAGGTTCTATGTTTTCGTGTATGTACGCCCAATCTTCAATTAATTTTTCGGCTTCTGTTTTCGATTTATTAAACTTAAAATCGTCAAGTTTAAGTTTAGAATAATAATCTGTTACTCGTTTTTCCGCTTTAGTTATATCTGAAATATCGGCTTTAGACCCCTTCAATTTCATAACATCAAGTTCTGCATTACACAAATACCGAATCATGTTCACCATAGTTGGTGTAGGGGTTTCACCTTTAGTATATGTGGCAAATTTCTCTTCGAGAAATAAATAATCATCAAGACTATCTTGTTTGCCCCAATCATGTTCTAACTCTTCAAGCAAGGCTCTGTCTCCTTCGCTTGTTGGTTTTGCAACTTTTAACAAATCTACTGTAAGGTATGTATTGCCACTTAAATCATCCCAATACCCTTCCGGAATATCCATGTCGGCTAAAAGTCGCATATAATACCCTACATAAGAAAAGTTTCTACTTTTAGTAGAATTAATTTCATATTCTCGCATTTTTTCCATAGCCTCTTTCACATAAGGCATATGAAAAAATGAACAAATTGCTCTAATACCTAAAGCATATGCGATTGTATCGTTTTTATTTTTTGATACATCCCAATACTGACCCATGATTTCTTCGGATATTGCTTTTGCACAAGAATTACAAAAGTGCATTCGACCATAATTATATTTCTTATGAATCCTGTTATAATTCATGGAAAATTCTTTTGTTGGAACTGGTTTTGAACAGGAGATGCAAACTAAACGGTCAGGAATCCGTGGAGCCATTATACCACCTCACTATTCTAAATATATTTTTATATTCTGTGTATCTCCATTTGGTTCATAAATCCTTAATATTTGCGAAGGTTTCGTTACTTTGCGTATATCAACAGCATAGGTATCTGCCCCTACAAGACTGCCATTAGCGACAATTTCTGTATCGCAATCATCGAGCGTTTCATGATAATGTTGGTGACCTATATGTATTTCATCTGGGACAAAACCTAAAACACGCACCATATTATTTAACGCACTCTTTGTACTGTCTTTGTCACCATGCGTTAATACAATTCTTCTATCACCAATCTTATACCATAAATAATCTTGTGTATACCCATCAATCACTTTAATATTATTTAATCTCGCCTTTAGATAAAATGAAATTAATCGTTCCATGTTCTCGCTTGTGATTGATTCTTTCTTTGCCGAAATAAGTCTGCTGTGATTGCCAAATACATTATATACAACGATTTGCGGTATATAATTTTTCATGTCATTAATAGCATTAGCCAATGCTTCTGACACTATCATAAGTTGCGTAATAGCATCTTCCTCTTGCTGAACCCTAACTGACCCATGAATAATTCCGGAAATCATATCTCCTAAAATTTCAACGTTTAGTTTTGTTACATTGTTCTCTCGACAATAATTGATAACCTTGCCCTTATATTGATTCAACCTATCAATGGCAGTATCTATGCTATAATAGTTTACCGGCGAATCAAATTCAATACCAAGATGCATATCTGAAATCAACATACTCGCCTCTTTAACATGAACAGAATTGTCTATTTTCTGCTCATTGTACGGTTGGCTTAAATCGTCCATATTTCTGATTTCATCTTGCATTACTTCAATGAGATTTTCAAACCGTGCCGCATTCATCAATACTTTGTTCAATTCTCTTCGCTGGTCACGCAACTTAACCTTGTCTTTATATAATTCTCTGCGCTCTTCTTCAATTGATTCCACAATATCATCACTTGTCAATGTTGCTGAATCAATTTCAATTTTGGGCAAAATCTTTTTAATTACATAATACGACTTTCGCAAATTATCTTCTGAATAATTATTATCATGTCCTAACAGATAGTCACCCCATTCCTTAAAAGAAATAGAGCCACAATCTTTACTATCTGTCACTCTGCGAATATATTCAATGTATGATTCTCCATCTTTACGATGCATATTCTCACCGCCTATTCAGGAATAGTTACAATACGAACATACTCGCCTGTAATCTTATCAAGAATTTCAGATAGAGCAACTACACATGGACTATCTCCATCTTCATAGTGGATAAAATAGTTGCCTTCTGTATCTGTGTCAAGAACACCTTTAATATCAATTGTTTTATATTCTTTGTAATATGTTTTCATTGTTATTTCCTTTTATTTCCTTTTTGCCTTATTATACTTATTATATCTGGCGTGCGCCTTCTGCTTTTTATCCATTCTGCCCAATCTTATATCAGCAAGAAGTTTTTCTCGCTCAAGCAGAATTGATTTCTGTCTATTGTATTCCTCCATCCTTTTTCTGTCACGCTTGACTTCAGTACGGAGCAAAAGCATTTCATAATAAGTTACCCGACTTCCGTTTATACATTTACGAAAATCCCTACTCCATTCCATTCTGGGATTCCAATGTTCAGGAATATGTGTTTTGTTTCCGTTTATATCAACCGGCAATCTTTTATTTTGGTCTTTTACATACTTCATGGTAAGCCGTCCAAAATGCGGCAACGTAATCTCGCCATATTCAATCAACGTTTTTACAATATGGTCAATGAGGCTTTCATAAATAACCTTCATTTGTTCGTCCTCGATGCCATTTTTAGCCGCTAAAATACCATAAAGGTCTTGCGCTGGCGCTCTCCCCATAACAACACCTACTCAAACGGATGCCCATATGTGGCTTCTCTTAGCGCATTACGGAACTCTAACGCCGCTTCAAAGAAAGGTTTGTTGCTTGGCTCAGAATAATAAATCTTTCCCTTGTCATCTTCATCTTTTTCATACAAACTTCTGTACGGTCTGCCCGCAATTCTCTTTGGTCTAAATGTACCAAAACCGGCAATACCTGTTTCGTCTCCAGAAAGCAAGATTTCTTTTACTGTCTCGGCATACAAATTGAGAATCTTATGAATAATTTCAATTCTCGGCGCATTTTCTCCTTGCTCTTTAAGTTTTATGCTAATAATGCGAGCAACATCATTAACAGAGTATTTTACCTTTTCTCTTTTCAATGTGTCCTCTCTTTCCTTTCATTCCACAGTTTGATATTAGGCTGGCAATATATTTATATCACCAGCCATAATCAAAAAATAAAATTAGAATATTCTGCCTTATTTTTTACCCGTATCGGCTAATAAACGGTGATGCTACTCAACCAAATTTTACGGTTTTTCCGCATCTCTATCATTAGCCCAAATAAGGAATGGATAAAAAATGTTGAAATTTCAATATGTTCAGCGGTCGAAAAACCAAACAGTGTACCCCAAAAGTGCCATTTTTTGGCATTTTTTACTGTTTTTTCTCTAATTCGTCACGATTAAAACAGTCTAAAAATTGTGTTGGATTTACCGTATACAATGTTTTCAATAACACCACTCTATTTTTACTAATTTGACTATTTATCTGCCGATTATTCATGCCGTTCGTAATCATAAACGCACGATTTATTAGCCAACTCATTAAGCCACGATAATTTTTAGATATATAAACCCTACGAATATCTTCTATCAATTTGTCAAAGTCTGTTCGTGATAATAAAAATTTATCATCATCAGAATAATTATATAAAGCGTATCTTTCGATTAATTCCTCAACCTTCTTTGATTGCTTTCTGCTTTTTTCTAACGGATAAGTATTATAAAACAACGCCATAGGTAGAGTAGATTCATTAGTACGATATGATTTGACTTGCAGTTTATAAAGATGATTCATTGGACATTGAAGATTGCTGTTAATTTCATATCGTCTGCCATCGCCCTTTTTAATCAGTTTCCAAAACAAAGGATAGCCATTAATTTTTATATCTAATCCATTTTTTATATTTTTTATTTCTGTATCTATGTCAATATTATATCTGCGTTTCGCACTGTCAATACATACCTGTGCAATTACAGAAAGAATACAAACATAGTCATTATATTTTTTATTGTTATAATTATAACAATATGTTAATGCCAACTGTGCCAAATTACTACTTTCGCCAATTGACGTCTGAGATTTTGCTAAATTATTATCAATATACGCATAATCATCCATCGTGTTTTCATATTCTTTTTTCTCCATTGGAATATTATTAACGATTGTTGGATAATTATGATAGCAATATTCAGCGTGTTTAACTATATCTTTTTGATTGGTTGTGTAAATCATATCAGAATCAAAATCGCAGCCGTTTGCTCTATCTTGAATATCTGTATGATTCACATTTACTGCAATACACAATTTGCCTAAATTAAAATATTTCTGCATAATATCAGACTTAACATTTCTTAGATGCAAAATATTATTTCTTGAATTGTGTGGACTTCTAAAACCTGCAATACATTCACCATGTTCAAATTGTTCAGTATAACACTGTATTGCGTTATTTTCAGGTTGTAATGTTTTATCTTTTTCTACACTTTCTCCAACAGAATGTAGTAGCATAGCATACGGAGAACCGACTAATGTTAAATTATCACCAAACTGTATCAATTTTCCAATTTTAATTTTTTTAATATACTGCCTGATGATTTCATATCTGCGCTCCCTGAAATATTCTGACCTCTTAAATAGACTATCTTGTTTTACTAATGCCGCCAATACGTCATAGTCGTTCATGAAATTAGCGTTATCTTCTAAATATTTCAGAAAGACGCTATCATTCATTTTTAAGTCTTGAATATATTGTGTTGTTGTTTGCACAACGTTATCCATAGTATCAATATCTAAACAATTTACCATCTGGTAACTCATACGCTGTACTTCGCCATATTTAGACTTATGTGCAGTTTTTACAATACCAAACTGATTCCCATTATCATTTACCTTGCTACACCAATACTCATAAGATACATTAAACTTTAACCATTTCATGGATTCTTCTGTTGTAATTAACTGAATATCTTTAGCATAATGTTTATTGCCAAACATATCTATCACCGTAGCAGTATCATATTTTTCTTTAAAATAATCTTTAAAGAATGTTTGTATATTCGTATTAAAGCAAGCCATTTTACACATATGGTGTCTTAACAGAATATATCCGTTCCCATTTTTAGGAAAAATACTACTGTCAATCAGTCCTTGTCCATCAAACATTGTATTTTTCAATTCGTAGTCTTTTTTATCTTGTGCTACACAATGTCCATTGTTATCAAGTTCTATACTTACAACATTAGTTTTAAAAAAACTTTTAACATCTTTCAATATCAGGATATTCTTAGGATTGATGTTAATAGTGTCAACAATGCTCGATGCAATCAGAGAACAATATGCACTCATTTCTACAATAGGTGCTTTATGTTTTGGTAACTTTAAACCCATATACAGAAAATCATGTGCTTTGTTATATAATCTGTCACATATAAACATACACGTTCCGTTCTTTGCCTTGCCAGTGCTACGATAAAGCATATTGTAGTGTATAGATTCTGTTTTTTTAATATTTCCGTTTTTATCGAAAGTCTTATAATCTATAGTTACACCATCGTTATAATATATTTTTCTTATATCATTGGCAGACACTTTGTTGTACAAATATTCATTTTGAATTGCCTCTTCCCTAACAGCGTTTAATTTTCTAACACCTTCAGGATTATTTCTGCTAACCTCATTTTTTATTTGCTTATCAATTCGTTTTATATGTTCTTCGAATGACCTTGAACCGTAATCAAAATCAAGACAAATTATATCTTTAGTACTTTTGCCTGTTATTTTTAGTCCATTGTCTAAAAAATAATACAGTAAGAGACTGTTTGTAAACATGGCATTCTGATAAGAAAAATATTTTCTAACACCTTGATTTAATTCAAACAAACTTCCTGCGCTAATTTTTTTTATTTTTACTCCGTATTTACCTAAAGACATTTAATCCTCGTAATAACCCCATATATCGTATTCATCATACTCACAGCCTAAATCTATTTCTATTTCTTCTTCGTTCAGTTGCTCATATCTCATACGCTCTGCTTGTGTTAATTCCTGATAAACACTGTAACTCATTTCTTGCCATTTATATATAATCATATTACATAAATTAAACCTCCTATATAATTATTATATAACAAAATTTATAATTATGAAAAATGTTATTTAAGAAAATTATAAAAATATAATATATTATTTTATAAATAAATTAATTATATAATTATAATATATATATTTTAATAATATATTATATATATATATTTGGGCTTCCTTGGTGGTGCAGAGGATAAGAATCAGCCTGCCAGTGTAGGGGACACAGGTTCCATTCCTGGTCCAGGAATATCCCATACGCCTCTGAGCAACTAAGCCCATGCCCCCTAGAGGCCACATGTACAACTGAGCCCACCTGCTGCAACTTCTGAGACCCATGTGCCTAGAGCCTGTGCTCCGCAACAAGAGAAGCCACTTCAATGAAAGCCCATGCACTGCAACTAGAGAGCAGCCC